ATGCTCCCCGCTCGCCGTATGTGTCAAATCCTTTTAGAATCGATCGCTTGCAAAATACGCTAAGTCCGCGACCGGGCATGTAAAAAATCGATCGGTGTGTTTTGTTATTGCGCACCGTAAGGCTGTGGCAGTAGAAGAGGATACCATGGGGAATCAATGCTAGCGCCAATGTTGCCGCAGTATCCGTTTGACTTCCGGCAAGCGCAGCGCTTCATCACTGCGCTCACAGGATCGCAGGCTTCCACACTCGTATTGCAATTCATCGACGACACAGCGAAAAAGCGAAAAGAGTGCAACCGTGTGCATATCGGGAGCTTGCCACAGCTCACCGACATCATCGGCAAGTTGAATGCAGCGCAGCGCGCGGTTTACCTGCAAGTCAACTCGGGCAGGCGCGGCAAGCATGCGATCACAGGTGTGCGCGCCTGCTTCATCGATGATGACGGCACGAGTCCGTTGCCGCCCATTCCGCGCCTACCACCGTCGATCGTAGTGGCCAGCTCCGAAAACAGCCGTAACCGGCATTATTACTGGCTACTCGCTGAGGGGCAATCAATCGACAAATGGAGCGATATACAGCGCCACCTCGCGCTGTTCTACGGTACCGACAAGAGCATGGTGAATCTTGACCGTGTGATGCGCTTGCCGGGCACGTGGAACATGCACGGGCCCTGCCCTGATGAGAGCTGCGCAAAGTGCAAGAAACGTCGACGGGCAGCCCCCGAACGCGTCACGTTGCTTGAAGCGCACCCCGAGCGGAAATACACCTATGAACAACTTTTAGCCGCCCATCCCCTACCCGCTGCCTTGGTTTCACAGCCTGCGCTGTCGTCGTCTGCCCCTCGCGAAGCTCCTACTGATTCGGCCGTGGCATCGGCCAAGCGAATTGGCTTTTGGCTGACGGTGCGCGAGATACCGCACACGCAGATCAATGACGTCACGTTCCGTCTGAAGCGCTGCGTATTCAACCCCACCCACGTCGACAAAATGATGATTCGCGTGCAGTCGCGCGGAGGCATTTGGGCGGGTTGCTGGCACGACTCATGCGGCGGCAATGTAAATCGCTGGGCCGAGCTGAAAGACAAGGTGGGCGGCTGGGCCTCGGACGGTGCGCCGTTCGTTCGCGGCGACGATATCGAGCTAGCGCAGCGCCTCTTGACAGACCTTGCGGGCGTCAACGAAGAGGCCATCGTGGGCACGCAAGATGAGCTGTGGCGCTACGATACCGCGACGGGGCTGTGGGTGAGCTACGACGAGAGTGAGCTGTACCGCCACGTTGCACGGTACGCTGGGCAACGGGTGGGGAAGAAATCGCTAAAACTCAACCATGCGAGTATTTACAGCGTCATCGCATCGGCAAAGACGCTGAGCGGTGACACCCACTTCTTTGGTGAGGCGCCCCCAGGCGTGGCGTTCACCAACGGCGTCTTGATGGCGACGCCGAATGGGGCTGCGTTCGTGCCCCACGATGCGGAGAATCGCTTGAACCTGGGGTTGCCACATGCGTACGCCCCGGATGCGAAGTGCGACCGATGGCGGGCCTATCTCGCAGCCTGCTTCGAGGGGGATGAAGATGCGGCAGACAAGATCGATCTGTTGCAAGAGTTTCTAGGCGCCTGCCTAATTGGAATTGCTCCCCGCTATCAGCGCGCTCTCGTGCTCTATGGGCAGATGGGCGAAAATGGAAAAAGCGTCTTCACACACGTGGCATCGGAGCTATTTCCAAAAGAGCAGCGGCAGAGCATCAAGCCTCAGGACTGGGGCAAGGAATATTATAAAGCCGCGCTGGCGGGTGTGCGCCTCAACGTGGTGTCTGAGCTGCCCGAGGCAGAGATTGTGTCGGGCGATAGCTTCAAAGCGGTGATCTCGGGCGATGAAATGGATGCGCGCAACCCCGCTGGGCGGCCCTTCCAGCATGCCCCCATCGCCGGTCACCTCTTCGCCTGCAACCGCCTACCGGGCACGGCAGACCACACCAACGCCTTTTGGCGCCGGTTCCTCATCGTGGAGTGGAACAGGACTTTCCCCGCGGGGCACCCGATGCGCGATGACACACTCAAAGAGGCGTTGGTAGCCTCCGAAATGGCGGGCATCGCCGCTTGGGCAGTCGCTGGCGCGTCTCGTCTGCTAGCCCGCGGGGCCTTCACCCTACCTGCGTCGCACCACACCCTGTTGCGGACGTGGCGCGTGGAGGTGGATAGCGTGGCGAGCTTCCTGGAAGAGTGCTGCGTGATCGACGATTGCGAGCGCACGCCGATGCGGGAGATCTACCCATTTTTTAAGAAATGGTGCGAAGAGGCGGGCAGGCGAGCAATTGCAAATTCCACCTTCGGCCGTCGACTGCGCGAGAACAGGGTCCACGTCGTGGAGGGCAAAGAATCGCCTTATTATGGCTTAATCATTAGAGAAAATGTTAAAAAACAGTGGCGCTACGACCTAGTTTGATGGTTTGCCTACCTTTCCTTACGCGCAGTCGATGGAATTTGAAATTGGTTTGTAAGTGGTTGAAATCGTTGGCCCGCCGAATCCAATTTGTCAGACAAATTTTTTACAAATTAGCTAAGTATGCGAAGTACCCCCCAGACCTGCGCGATCTGCGCCTATTTTGCCTTGGGGGGTTGGGTAATATTATTTGTCCTACATGTGTGTCTCTAATGATATCCACTCAGTATCTAAGGGGCGGCGGATACTGAGTGGATATTATTGAGTAACTACATGTAGGAGTAACATGGTGAATCAAGGGGTAGAGAACAAAACACCCCCAGATCCCCCAGGTCACGCAGGTTGATCAATAGGTTAGGTAATATGAAATTAGCTAAGTACTTGAAATCATACCTGCGTGTAAGTATATGTCCCACTGCAGGTAATTACCAAATCAGGAGCTGAATTGGAGTCAACTCATGAATGGTTTCCGTATGTTGGCCGCGGAACGTCCGCAACTACGCGGTGGCTCAGGTGTGGCCACTGCGGTGTAGTGGTGCCCGCATCAAATCGCCGCACGTGGGACCTTCTAGCGCCTACGTGTCGGGGCTCCGCCGCAGACAGGAACGACAGCGACAGCGGTGGGGAGTGACGCAGCTTAAGAAAAACATCGCTGCCGATCATTTTTCGTGTTTGACAAATCGATCGGCAGCGTGCATTATGTATTTCATGAGCACGACGGAGGGCACGACGATGACGAAGGTTCGCAAGACCGCGACGGTGACTTTTTCGCAGAAGGAAGGCCGCCGCATCTTCAATGTTCGTTTCGCCGTGATCTGGGGTGAGGTGCTCGGTAATGGCGATGTGGTGTACGACGATCAGGCCGAAACTGCCTCCGATCTCGCTAACGAGATCCCAGGCGTGAATGTCGTCGAAGGCTTCGAAAACCTTAAGGGCTGGGAATGCGACAAAAACGGAAACGTTCTCTGACATCCAATTATGTCGTCCGGCCCGGCCGCGGAACGGAGGATCACGGAGCGTGTTGGGTCGTCGAAGGTCCCGAAGTGAAACTGATGTTTGATAGTGAATTTGACGCCAATGTCGTGGCGGACGCGCTGAATAAAGTGGCCCACCTCTAGCTCTGCACAGCGTGCCCGGTGCGACGGGCACATTATGCATTTCATGACGAGGACAAATGGTGATGGCGAACAAAGTGAAAGTTACCGAAGAACAAAAGCGTTCGATCGCGTGCCCTGAGTGCGGCGCGCGCCGTGGCAAGGCTTGCCACTCGTTTCGTATTCCAGGAGCAAATTCGCTCGGGGGCGGGTGGGGCGGCCCGCCTGATTTGGATCGCGCGCATAAAGCGCGACGCGATGCGTATCTTGTCATCGCATGCGGCCAGAAAGAAAACGCCCCCTAGCGCTGGGGAGACGCTAGGGGGCCGGGGGAGGCGAGGGCTCAGGGGAAAGCCCTATCAGATTCACAGCCTCGCACGGCGATCATTTTCTGTCAAGCAGCGTCCCTCAAAACGCTGTAGAATCGATCGCATGAGCGGCAAAGTGTTGCAATTTGAAGATCCGGGCCTCGACTCGATCAGCGAAGAGGAATTCCAAGAGCGCCTTGGGCGCCTCCGCGCGAAGATGCTGATCGACGCTGAGGGCGTTTGGCGTTCGCTTGTGGCGTTGGCGCAGTACGGGATCGATGAGCAAACGCAGCTCGCGGCTCAGAAAGTGGCGCTTGCATACACGCTGGGTATCCCCGTGCAGCGCACGGAGGTGACAGAGAAGCGCGTTGGCGGGCACGCGGGAGCGGGGCTGCCGCCGTTGGAACAGCTCAGCAACGATGAGCTGCAAGCCCTGAATGTCATTCGTAATGCACAGCGTCGGAGAGCGCTGGCGAGTGGCGACGACGAAAAATAATCGGTACCGTGCTTTTTTCCTATTGACGAAATCGATCGGTCCGATTAGATTTACAACATGAGCACGACGGCAGGCAAGGTGAACACGAATGAGGCGCCCAGCCTGATGGCGACTGAGCGCAAGGCGCTCGCGCTGTTGGCCGTCGAAGCCCAGTTTGAGCCGGACTACATCGTCGAGGGCGCGACGGTGATCCTGTTTCGCAACTCGACGTGGGGGAAGTAACCATGAGCACGACGGAGGGCACGACGATGCGCCTGCGAAAGAAGTGCTTTCGGAAGAATTGCCACCCTAGATGGACGTGCCGCGCATGTAAGGCGAAGTGCTGTGAGCACAGGTGTGGCTTAAAGCGAAACGACGGCACCGCGATGTGCCCGAAATGCCAGGCCGAAAGCTAGCCCTGCACAGCGCGCCCGGTGCGACGGGCGCGCTATGGAGGGGGTGAGGCCAATGGAAGAGTGTTGGATCTGCCGCATGAGCGGAGAGCGCAAGGAAGGCAAGCGGCGCGAGCTGGGCGTGGGCGATGGCAGCTTTTCCATCGCGCTCTGCACCGTCCACGCCTTCGATATCGAAATGCTCGCGGCTGAGGCGTGCGAAGCTGTGCCGCTGCCCATTGACGAAGAGGTGAGCATTTGCATTCGCAACCTACAGGTGTACCCATGATCGAGGGCGTCGACGTGTCGGGTAAGACTATGCCGCCCAAGGCGATCAATGTGCAGCCGCGCCGCGACGTGGCGCCACCCAACGGTGAGGTGATCGAAATCCGCGTGTCGCAATACGTGTTGGTGCGTATTCGGCGCAGCAACGGCGATTGGCTGATGAGCGTCGCGAGTCGCATCCGCGACCGCAAGGGGGATGGCAAATGAGCCCACGCGAGAAGATGAAAGCGGCGATTGCGCAGGCTGAGACGGAGCTACAGCGCGAGGAGAAGATCAAGGCGCTTTCGTACAAGGGTGGGATGATCGACGCGTACGCCTTCGCGCTGCGCACTGTGCAGGCAGAAATTGAGCGGCAAGCGGCGAGGGGGCAAAGCGTGTTGGCGCTCGCCAACGTGCGTGAGACGCTGCGAATCAAACTGGCGCTGTTGAATGGGGGCGGCTGAAAAATGCGCGCTTTGATTGTTTTGCCATTGTTGATTGTTGGCTGCGGTGGCCCGACGGCCGCGCCTGCACCCGTGTGTAGCGAGCAAGGCGCCCCGTGTCAGTGGGTGAGCGACTGCTGCCCGCTCGTGGATACGTTCGCGCGCATTCAAGAAAGTTACCACGCTGCGTGCGTCAATGAGACGTGCTGCAAGGTGATGATCGCTGAGGGCACCGACAGCGACGGTAAGACATTCCGCACGGATTGCATCACGTGCGGTGGCGTTACCTCTTGTACCTACACGCCGTGAGCACCTGCGCGCATCTATTTGCGATTGGCTACGGCGCGCATGAAACCGTTGATGGCATTTGTATTTGGCGCGGGCGCGTATGTCTCCGATGTGGGCGATGGGAGCGCGCGGTTTGCTATCGGCACATCGGCACAGTACGACATCGCCCGCCGCCAACAAGAGTGCCAAGTGGCGGCGCGCGCGCGCTCGTGTGACTTCTTGACGAAATTAAGCGGCGCGTGGTAGTTTCGTAGATCTCGGGAGGCGATCCACATGGGGACATCGGCATTCGCAGACGCGTTGAATGAAGCTTCGCGCGATGCTGCATTCTGGAAAGAGTGCGCCAAGAAGGCACAAGCTGAGCTGTTGGCCGCGGGGAAGCAGAACGAAAAGCTGCAAGAGGACTTGGCGGCGATGCAGAAGGAACGGGACGAACATAAGCAAATGAGAGACGCCAACGGCGTAACGCTTGCCGCTGCCATCATGGCTGTGGGTCGTGTTACGGACGAACGCGACGCCGCGCTGGCGGAAGTGAGCCGGGTGAGGGCGGAGTGCGAGGAGTGGAAGCGCACCACGATTGCAGACGAAGTGAAGGCGCTGTGCTCGGAGAACGCCAAGCTTGAGGCTGCGCGACTCAGCGCGTACGTGCTGCACCCCGATACCCCAGGAGATGAGAACGTCAAACGCATTGCTGCGACCGTTCGCGATGAAATTTACGCGGTCGACGCGCGGCGGGCCGGCGGCGAGGATGGTGCGAAGTGAAAACTGCCGCATCATTCCAGCCTAGCGAGAACAGAAAGCGCCCGTGGCTCGCGACCATCAACGGGACGATTCTGCGCGGCGCCAATGGCATTGGGCGGCGGTTCGCCACGCGTGAAGCTGCCGAACGCGCCGCCGAGGCGCACGCGCGGAAGGGCGGGAAGTAGATGGCTCACGTTGATTGCGCTTCATGTGGGCACAAGCACCAGGTGGCGAAATGCTCCCGATGCAATTGCGGGTTGCTGTTCAACGGCATTCCGCCGATCGTCGTCGCCGAAAGCGAACGTATCGCGCAGCTGGAGGCGCGTAACACCGAATTGCTACGTGCGTTGAATGAATCACGAGCCGCCACCACGCTAGCAAATTCTTCATTCGAAACAGAACGTGCCGCCCACGCCCGCACGCAGGCCAGCGGCGAAGAAGGCAAGCGCGTCCTACGCGAAGAATTGCGCATCGCCAACTCTCAGCTTGAAGCCGAACGTGAGGCGCATAACCGCACGCAGGCCGAGGCGGCGGCGCTGCGCGCATCAGCTACGGGAATTGTCAACGCCCTAACGTCAAGAGAGGCGCGCGATCTGATGCATAGGGATGCGTCGTTCGCCGACCATTACAAGTCGCTTCGACTCGCCATTGCAGGCGACGCCGGCCGCGCCCTCGCCGAGCGCGTGCCGCTGTGGCGCGAGTTGGAGCGCGCCGCGATCCAATGGATGCGCAACGGCAACGATCGTCCGCTACTCAATGCTATTGAGCCACTCATGGCGAAAAAAGAGGAGATCATCACATGAAAATGCTACTCACGTTCGCTTTGCTTTCCATCGTAGTGGGCTGTGGCGTCAATGATGCGCGGACCAAGGATACTTGGTCGGGTGCGACCGTGGCGCCTGCGTCGGTCACGGGCGCCGTCCCGGCCAAGGCTGTGCGCCCGCCGTCGTGGTGCGCCGATGGTGGCGGTTGCCCCTTGGGGCTCGTGTGCGGCGATGACGGCGTTTGCGGCACGCTGTGCGGCGCTGACTTCGTGTGCCCGATCGGCTGGTATTGCTACTCGGACGGGCCGGCGCACAAGTTTCGCGACTGCCTGCCCGCGTCGAGTTGCATCTACGCTGACGGGGGTTGCTGAGCTGTGCCGACCGACGACGATTACGAAAAGGATCCTGAGTTGATGGCGGTGGTAGATCACTTCGCCATCGCTGAGTTGGGCAAGGCGCTCGACGGCGCGAGGAATCCCAATGATCCGAGCTATAAAAGGCTCCGTGCGGCGGCAACTGAGATCTGCCGCCGTGCGGGTATTCTTGACGTGCTCAAAGCTGTTTCCGCGGATGGCGCTTTACGCCTTCCGCCACCGTGGCCTCAGGCGGACATTGTTCCCGTGGGCGGCGGCCCTGGATACGTCGTCTGCGCTATTCGGACACTACACAATGGCCTCGTGGCCGACACGCGCGAGCGCATCAAGGTTGCGAAACACGGCAAGGCCCGCAAGCCCACGCAGGATCAAATAGGGGAAGCGTTCGATCGGGGCTACTTCCGATTGCGGAAGCAAATCAACAAAGGGGCGAAGCGATGACTGATGCGGAGCGGTTGCGGGCGAAGGCTGTGTCGCTTTATCAGATGGCACAGGAGCAAATGCAAGAGGTGATCACGAAATTGGAGGCGCCGCTTGATGCTGCGCTCAGAGGGGAAAAGCAGGGCGTCGTTGTGCTGTCGCTGTTGCTCATCGCGGCGGGCATCATGAGCGATCCTTTGGCGCCGGCCAAGGCCACGCTTGACCCCATCGTGCTCGAAGTGTTTCGTATGTTTCTGGAGAATCGGCGCAACTCGATCCCCACCTTCGTCGGTTTTCATCCCCGCAGTACGCCCAATTCTTGACAATCTCGATCGGTTATGCTGCGCTTGTATGAGGAGCGCACAAACATGGCCGAGCGAATCGACTCTGCACCACCCGGTTGGGAAGGCACCGTTGAGGCCATGAAAGGCCACAGCGAGATCTCGAATCCATTCGCGCTCGCGAATTGGATGCAATCCGAAGGCTACACCCCCCACGACGCTATGAACCCCACTGTGCTCGACGCTGCGTGTGAAATGTTCGGACGCAGCGGAAATAACGACGGTACGCCGTACACGTCGGGCGGCGCGAAGGCAGGCAACGGCGAGGGCGATGATTACGAGCTGGCGACTGAAGAACGGTTGCCCATCGGTGAAAAAGATGACGGAGGCGAAGAAATGAATTTCGGCAAGGAAGACAGCGACGAAATGCTTTTGGATGAGTCCGAGGCAGATGGCGCCAACTACCCCACCGCGCAGGCGCCCCCGAGCGACGACGCTGTGCGCTCGCATCCGGGTACGCTGCCGGGCGCGGGCAGCAACGATCCGTCCACGTTGGAGGAGTCGATGCTCACTGAAGAGGAGCATGAAGCCTTCGATGAGAGCGACGACGAAGAAAAGGACGATGAAGGGGAAGCCGGCGCTGACATCTTCTAAGTAGCCCCCACCTTCGCCGTGCAACTCCTCGCCTCAGACGCAGCCGCCTACAAAGCCATCGATAACGATATTGCGCTCGACGTCGAGTTAGTGAAACGCGGCGGCTTGTGGCAATTCGTCCAGCTCGCGTGGCACATCGTTGAGCCTGATGATCTCGTGCCCTCGTGGCACATGGAAGAGATCTGCGCGCACCTGGAAGCGGTTACGCGCGGCGAATGCACACGCCTCATCATCGCTGTGCCCCCAGGCTGCACGAAGTCAACGATCGTCAGCGTGCTTTGGCCAGTGTGGGAATGGATCCTCAAGCCAAAGACGAAGTGGATGTTTGCCACGTTCGATCAAGACTTGATGCATCGTGATGCGCTCCGCTGCCGCAAATTAGTTCGCAGCACGTGGTTTCAAGAGCGGTGGGGCAAAGGCGTTACCATCGCGGACAGCAAAGACGATCAGACCACGCAGAGCGTCTACAGCACGTCGAAAGGGGGGCGCCGCGTCAGCGTCACGGTCGCAGGCAAGGGTACGGGCTGGCACGCTGAGCGGCAGGTGATCGACGATCCCACGAAGCCAAAAGATGTGAGCGGTGACCCTGAGACGGCAGCCGCAGCGCTAGAACGCACGTGGCAATGGTGGCGTGGCACCATGGCCAGCCGCCAAAACAACCCGAAAAAATTCACGCGCGTCATCATTATGCAACGCCTTCATGAGCTGGATCTCGTGGGGCGCATTCTTGAAGAGGACAAGAACGTAGGCGCGTGGACAGTGCTTTGCTTGCCCATGCGCTTCGAGGCGGAGCGGGCGTGTAAGACGAAATGGGGCGGCGATCGGCGTACCGTCGAGGGTGAGCTACTTGTGCCCGCGCGATTCGATACCGATTCAGTTACATTTCTAGAGCGCGAAATGGGCAGCCAAGTTGCGGCAGCCCAACTCCAACAGCGGCCCAGCCCCGGCGAGGGCAACATCTTCAAGCGCGAGTGGTTTTCCCAGCGCTGGAAGACGCTACCGTCGCGGATCCTCGCGCTCGCCATATCGGCGGATTGTTCGTTCAAAGACACCAAAAGCGCTGACTACGTGGCGATTCACGTGTGGGCGTTGGGCTGGGATAGCAAGTATTACTTAATCGATCGCATACACGATAAATTGGGGCTGCCGGGCACCATCGCGTGTTTGCTCGCGCTCGCCAAGCGATGGCCAAAGGCGCGCGCGAAGCTGATCGAGGATAAGGCGAACGGTACCGCCGTCGAGCAAGTGTTACGCGGCAAGCTGCCCGGCATCATCATGGTTGATCCTGAGGGTGGCAAAGTCGCGCGCGCGAACGCAGTGAGCCCCCTCGTGGAAGCGCGCGACGTCGTGCTACCCGCTGCGGATGCTGAATTTGAAATGCCCGACGGTACGAAACTGACGTATGGATGGATCGAGGAAATGATAGAGGAGCTGTGCGGCTTCCCCTTCGCGCGGCACGATGACGACGTGGACGCCATGACGCAGGCGCTGATCTACCTGCACGACAACATGGGCCCGCGGTACGCAAAAGCGATGGAAAAAGTCAAGTCCGGTGAGATATACTCTGTTCTAGGTATGCGGAGGAACTAATGGCCTCGTGGGCAAAGAAGTTGATGAAAGAGGGTGCCGACGCCGCGGCACGCTTCCGTGTACGCGCCGACGGTTGGATCAACGCAATGACGGGCCTCGCGGGTGGGCGCGACAAAACGACGTATACGCGCCCTTGCCTCGATCCTGTGCTGTCACCGCTTGAGCTTGAAGCCATCTACCACAGCGACGACGTTGCCGCGCGCATCGTCTCCGCGGTCCCTGATGAGGCTTTCCGCGAGGGCTTCACCGTCATTAGTAAATCGGCGCAAGCGGAGGTTAACGATTTCCTCCGCGCCAATCCGAACGCAAAGACGGATGACATTCGCACCATTGCCCAAGCCGCGATGAAAAAGCAGAGCGGCACGGTGCAAGAGCAAGCCAACATCTTGCAGAAGCGCGTTGACGATACGGGCCTTTGTCAAAAGGCACGTGAGGCGATGACGTGGGGCCGCCTCTATGGCTTGGGCAGCATCTTCATGGTTGCCGACGACGGCCGCGATCCGTGGGAGCCGCTCGACCGCGACAACGTGAAGAACGTGGAAGCGCTCACCGTGTTGGACAAGCGCGACTTGACTCCGTGGCGTTGGTACGCGGATATGCTCGCGCCGAAATTCAGCGACGTGGCCATTTACCTGTGCCAGCCCGTGGGCGTTTACGTCGGTGCGCCCTACGACATTTTCAACACGAGCCAAGTGCTACTGATTCACGAGTCGCGCATGATTCGGTTTGGCGGCGACTTGACATCGAAGCGGCTGCGGTTGGCCAATCAGGGCAGCGACTACAGCGTGCTACAGAAATGCTACCGCGCGTTGCAATTGTTCAACGACAATTGGCAGAGCGCAGCGACGCTGTTGGGCGACGCCTCGCAAGCGGTTTTCAAGATCCGCGGCTTGATTCAAATGATCGACAGCGATCAAGAAACGATGCTGAGCCGCTTCCAATTTATGGACATGATTCGTAGCACGTTCCGCGCGATCCTCCTCGACGCCGGTGATCAAAGCGGCGATGCGGAGGAATTCGAACGCGTGGCGACTCCGTTCGATGGTATCCCGGACATGCTCGATCAGAGCTACACGCGCGTCTGCGGCGCCGCGCGCATGCCGAAACAAATCCTCTTCGGCGAGTCGCCCGGCGGCTTGAACGCCGGCAACGCTGCCGACGGCAACATCCGTTGGTGGTATGACACCATCAAGGCAACGCAGACGCAGGGTGTGAAGCCGCAGATTGAGCAGTATCTCTATATTGAAGCGGTTGCGCAGGGTTTCGATAACCCCGCAGACTGGTCTGTGGTGTTCCCGCCGCTATGGCAGCTCACGGCAGTGGAAGAGGCGCAAATGCACTTGACGCAGGCGCAGGCGGATACGGCCAATATCACGAGCGGCATGGTAACGCCGGAAGAGGCGGCGCTGTCGCGCTTTGGTGGCGGGAAATACAGCCTCGAAACGAAGATCGATGCTGACAGCCGCAAGCGCATCATGGCGACGAGTCTTCAGACGATGGAGACGGAAGCGGAGAACGCGCAAGCCTCCGCGGAAGATCCCGGCCCGACGCCGGGCGTGTTGGCTGAACAGCAGACGGCGCAGAATTCTCCTGAGCCTGTGCCACCGCGAGTCACTGAAACCTAAACGGAGGGATGGAAAATGCCGCGCGCGTTTGGATACAATGCAGCCGCCTTCACCGCGGGTACTGAAGTGCCCGTCAATGCAGCCACGTACAATGAGCCTGCCGCAGCCACACCGCTCAGCATCAAGAGCGCATCGGCCAACGACGCTGCCGCGGGTACGGGCGTGCGAACCATCAAGGTCACCTATTACACGCTGGACGCGAGCGGCAACATTCTTGGCCCGTTCACGTACACGGCCACGCTCAATGGCACGACGGCCGTGCAAATCGATGCCGCGAACGCTATCCGCTTGATCGACAAAGTGGAGGCGCTCACCGTCGGTAGCGGCGGCGTGGCCGCGGGCGCGATCAGCCTGTTCCCTTCCACCGACGGCACGGGCACGGCGATCGTTGCGCTCGCGGCAGGCGACCGGCGCACGTACATCGGCCATGCGTACGTGCCCACGGGGCGCCGTCTCTTCGTGGATGATATCCAAGTGGAAAGCGGCGAAGTTGCCACGGTGCAAACGCAATTCAACCTGCGCTCCACGAGCTACCCGCTCGCGAACGTCGCCGACAAAGCGCTGACGGCAACTCTCGCAGCACAAGGGCTCGTGGGCACGCGCTCGCTTGGCCCGCCTACCCCGCTTGCCGTCGTGCAGGGGCCCGCGCGCGTGCAGCTCTACGCCACGCCGGGTAACACTGCCTCCGCGTCGGTGCGCGCCGAATTCGGGTACCACTACGCATGAGCAAGGCGCTTCCATTTGAACCGTGTGAAAATGTCCGCCGTCGTGTGAAACAGGATAAGGCGCATGGAAAAACCACGTCAGATGGCGCCGTCCAATTCATTCGCCGCACTTGCTCATGCGCGCATTGCGCAAATTGGCGCACGCAGCAAAAGGCACGCGCCTCGTAAGAGCAAGACACAGAAGCGCATGGCATTGCGTGCGCGCGCGCCCAAGCATCCGATCGGTATCGAAGCGAGGCTGCGGCTCATCGTCGCCAGCGTCGCACGCGCGCTCAATCCGCACCTGAAAGTCGCATGGCTCCATCGCAACGCGCGCACGGATGCACCACGCCCGCGCACCCTCGCACGCAAGCAACTGCGCTCGACGGTAACGCCCATCGCGCAAGACATGGCGAAGAACGTCCACGCGCAGGTTGCGGAGAGCCTGAGCGTGAAGGCGCGCGATCTAGAAGTGGATCTGAGTGAACAAACGTACGGCTTCGTGGATGGCCTCGTGTCGATTCTTGAGGATTACCCCGTGGAGGCCACGAAACGCGTCAGCCAAGCCTTTGCCGAATGGGAATCGGTGGCCGAAGAGGACCGTACGCGCGAGGCGCTCAGCACGCTTTTGGACGGGGCCCTCGACGGCGCAGAGAGCCAATTACAAACGAGCGTGCGATTACTCTTCGGCAACACGTTCGCTGATATGAATCAGGCGACGCAGAAGCAGGCAGGTGTCACGGGGTACCATTGGCTGTCGCGCCGCGACGGCAGCGTGCGCCCCGAGCACGCTGAATTGGACGATCCCGATGTGATTTACCAATGGGACGATCCACCCCTCAAAGCGGACAAGTCCAGCAACGGGGAAGACGATCACCCCGGCGACGATTACAACTGTCGGTGCGTCGCTGTGCCCGCTATTGAGTCCGCCTTCGGCGCAGGGGAAGACGACAGCGAATAAGCAACCGCTTTGGTAACCGATCGCAGCTCTTAGGTTATTCGCTGTATCCCGCCCAACCTCTTGCAACCCTTCGGAAAATCTGCTTCCATAATCGATTAATGGGACTCATCAAAGGGCGTCAGCGCTTCGACGTCGGTACGCTGGGCGAAGTTACCATCACGCCACAAGGTGGTTTCAGCATCCCCGCATATCTGACGCGTACGGGTGTTTTCGATTACGTGCAGGATGACGGAACCGTCATCCGCGAGTATCGCCCACCCGAAGAGGTTTTCAATTCTGACAGCCTCGCGACGCTTCCCAACGCGCCGTTGACGCATCTTCACCCCACCGATCCCATGACGCCCAAGATGCACCGTAAGCACAACATGGGGCACGTGGAAAGCGGCACGGTGAAGCAGGACGGGGACAAGATCGCCGCGCGCACCGTTTGGCAGGCGCAAGAGGCTGTCGACGCGATTCGCAACGGTACCCGTGAGCTGAGCTGCGGCTACAACTGCGACGTCGACGAAACGCCGGGCGTCGCGCCCGATGGTGAGCGCTACGACCGCATTCAACGCAACATCCGATACAACCACGTGGCGCTTGTCCCGGATGGCCGGGCCGGGCCGGAAGTGCGCCTGAGACTCGACGCAAAGGGAAATCAACGACGGGACAAAGAGGAGCGAAACATGGAAATCGAAGTGATCGGCGGTACCAAGTACGAAGTGGGCACCGACGCCCATAAGGCGGCGGTGGAGCGTCGCGCCAAGGCGCGCAAGGATGCCGCCGCCACTCGGGCGCAGCTCATCAAGGAACGGGACAAGGAAAGGGCGCGCGCCGACGCTGCCGCGGCAGATTTGGTGAAGGCGCAAAAGGCGCTCGCCACGGCGAATTCGCCGCAGCGCCTTGACCGCGCCGTGCAGGTTCGCGACGCGGTGATCCGTCGCGCGCGCGTCGTGCTGCCGAAGGAAACGAAGCTTGATGGCCTCAGCGTGCCCGCGATCAAGCTGTTGGCGATCAAGGCGTACCACACGGAGATCAAGCTTGACGGCAAGTCGAAGGATTACCTCGACGGGCTGTTCCGTGCGATCCCCGCGCAGCCCGACGGCGCCACCCGCAAGGATGGCCAGGGGCTGCGCCTCGACGGCAACAATCGCGTGCAGGGTGGCCGCGTGCCTGCGCATCTTCGTCGCCCGCCCGAGGGCTTCCAGCGCAACGACGAAGGCGGCGCTCCGACGATGGAGCATTACCGCATGCGCCGTGACGCCGCCGAAGAGGAGCGCCACCGCCGCCCGCTCGCGATGAGCAAGAGCAATCCGAATCGTGAAATCGACGGCTATCCGGCCGTGCAGGGTTCCATGTTGGAGACGATGCGCTAACGCGCGCGGAGGGTAAAAGAAATGGGACAGCAGACTAGCTACGCGAATAACCCGCCCGCCGCATTGGCGGGTATGGTTCGTTGGACCGAAGGCACCCGCATCTTTTCGAAGGTGGCGGAAGGTGCCGTCGGTGTTGGCTTGCTCGTGGCGCCAGGCGCGCAGAGTGAGAGCGTTCCCGCTCCGCTCGTGTCGACGCCGGGCAGCGGTCAGGCGGGTACGATCAAGGCGCTTCCCGCGGGCCTCGTGGCCGATCCGATGATCGACAGCGTGTTCGAGGGTATCCCGATTCTGGATACCTCGCGCGGGCAGCTCGATAACATCGGCACTGCGTCGCAGGGTACGTTTTCCTACAGCACGTATCTCGATAAGATGGACGTGCCCATGCTGCGCAAGGGCGAGCTGTGGGTGTTCGCCGCGGAGGCGCCGACGCAGTATGGCGACGTCTACGTGTATACCACGGCGCAGACGAATAACCCGCTTGGCCAATTTGGCTTTGGCGCGGGTACCGGCAAGGTCAAGTTTCCCCACGGCCGTTGGCTCATGACTCTTTCTGCGCCTGGCTTGGCTCTCATGGAGGTGTGGTAATGAATCGCCTTGCACGTATTTTGATGGATCGCCACGAGGATCTTGGATCCTTTGGCGGTGGTAGCTCGTATCGCGGCGATGAGCGCACGAGCGGGCGTTTCCCGTCGTTCAAGAATTTTCGAATTGACACGGAAGACGCGGATTATCAGGAGACGGCGGCTTTCGTGGAGGATCAGATTCGCCACGGCAAGATCGGCCATCGCGCCGACGGGCGCCGCTTCGACGCGGGGGAAACGGCGTTCATCACGCGCCAGCTCCTCTACATCAAGGCGCGCACCTTCGACGTCAAGTACACCATGTTCCGCGCGCGTGACTTCCTGCCCGTGAGCCATGAAGTCCCGCCGGGCGCTGAGCAGTGGTCTTTCTGGTCGTGGGATCTCGTCGGCATGGCGAAGGTTATTGCCAACTACGCCACCGACTTCGAAAGCGTGGACGTCTGGAAAACGGAAGTGGTCACGAACATCAAATCGCTTGGCGCGAAGTATACGTACACGATTCAGGATATGCGTCGTGTGGCGATGGCCGCGCCCCAGGGTGGCGGCCAGCTCGATTACAAGCGTGCGGCTGCCGCTCGTCGCGTGATCGAGGCGCGCATTGACGACATCGCGGCCGTGGGCCTCACGGAAGCGGGCTTCACTGGTATCATCAACAATGCCAGCGTCCCGGTGATGGCGGCCCCCACGGGCGCGTGGGCGACGGCCACGGCGCTCGACATGATCGGCGATATGAACGCCGCTTTTGGCAAGGTGATCACGCAGTCGAATGGCGTCGAAGTGGCTGACACGGCGATCCTGCCGATCAACGAATTCGCCATTTTCTCGCAAACGCCCTATTCGGCGCTCCTCGATAAGACTGCGATGCGGTCGTTTATGGAAAACAACCCGTACTGCAAGAATATCGATCAGTGGTCGAAGCTGACGAATCAAAATGCGGGTGGCACGGGTGGCCGTATCGTGGTGTACCGCCGCGATGAGAACGCGCTCACGCTCGAAATCCCCCAGGAGTTTGAGCAATTCGCGCCGCAGCTCGAAGGGATGCAGTACGAAATCCCCTGCCACGCGCGCATCGGTGGCGTGGTGTTCTATTACCCGCTGTCGGCGGTTTACATGGATGGTTCGTCGTAACATGTTCAAGTTGATCAAGAATACGCACACCGCGGCGATTCACTTGCCGCCTGCGCGGCGCATGCCGGAAGTCACGCTGTTGCCGGGCGTGACTTTGGTTAGCGAAGGGCGATGGTTCGCCGCGCTTGAAAACGCCACCGTCGAAATGTGGGTGGAGGCGGGCAAGCTCGTGGACGTGACCGACGAGATCCACGAGGCGCCCACGGAAGACGACAAGAGTGAAGGCGGCGAGGAGCGCGAGGCGGAAGGTCAGTTGCAGGTGATCAAGCTGCCGCCGCTTCCTACGCTGCCGAAGGGAGAACAGTAAAATGAAGCGCTACGCACGCAATATTGCGGTGGCGTGCCTCATTGCGGCGGCGTGCCTTATGGGCGCGCGCGCCGCGTATGCGGCTGTCACCAGTCCCGTCATGCTCTTGGACGTCAAGAGCTTTGGTACGGGCGTGAGCTACTTCCGCAAGGTGCCGTCGATTCTGTACTTCAATTTCCTCGACGGCGCCGTTTACAATTCGGCCACGCGCTCGCTGGACATCGGCGGGTTGCTCGACGTCGGGCCGCCCACGTTGCCGACGGCTGTCGCGTCGGCCGCGACGATCAGCGCGCCCACGGGCGGTAACACCTTCCACGTCACGGGCGTGACGCAGATCAACACCATCAACTCGCCATTCGGTGGCCGATCGGGCTGCATCAACATCATTCCTGATGGCCTCTTCGCGACGGGCACGTCTGGTAACATCGCCTTGGCCACTACCGCCGTCGTCAGCAAAGTGATCACGGAGTGTTGGGATCCAACCACGACGAAGTGGTATCCGAGCTACTAAGGGGAATAGGGGAAAAGAAAATGAACGCTCAGAAAGATATTGTTTTCATCACCAACAATCAGCCGCGGATCTTCCACTTGCCCGACACCATGAAGCGAGTGGAGAGCGCCACGGGGCTCGCCACCGTGTGCCTCAACGACGGCAAGCCGATTCCGCCCAGTGCGCCGCGTGAGAAGGACGGCCGCCCCCAGGCGACGGCCGTTGACCGCGGCTACTGGGATAAGGTGAAGGCCAATTCCCAGGTGGTGACGTGGCTCCGCAAGGGATGGCTGTCGCTGAGCGAAGGGCAGCTTGGCGATGAGCTGGAAATCGATCCGCTTGAACGCCTCAACGAAGCCACTGCCCTCATCGTCGTGGAGGGTGAGGAAAACCTCACGCTCCTGACGGCGTGGCGCAAGACGGAATCGCGCCCGGCCGTTACGGCGAAGCTGGACGCGCGCATTGCCGCGCTGACGGCTGCGGGTGGCGGTAAGACGCGTCGCGGGCTGCCGCCGCTGGGCAAGTAGCATGGCGATTGACGTGCCCACGTTTTTGGCGCAGTACCCCGAGTTTAAAGACGCGGGTGCGCCATTAATTTCGGCGAAGCTGACGCAGGCACAGCAGTACACGCCGTTGTGTCCGTGGGGGAAATGGCAGCAAGAGGGCACGTTCCTCTATGCTGCCCGTTTCCTCGCGCTCACGCCGTGGGGCCGCAAGATGAACCTGGCCAATGCTGCGGGGCAAACAAACTACGACGCGGATTTGCGTCGAGTCCAGCTCATCGTTTCCAGTGGGGCGCGCGTCACGTGAGCCGCGGCAAGTCACCAAAGGTAATGGTCAACGCGACGTATTTTGTAGACGATCGCGCGGTGGCCCGCGTCAAGGCGAAGCTCGCGGAGCAAGGCAAGCGCGTGAAGCAACACGATGCGCGCGTCGGTATCAACGAAGCGGACGGCGCGCAGAAGATCATCAAGTACACGGGCGAAGAGGGCGACGTGACCGTTTCATACGTCGCGCTCGCGCACGAGTATGGCGCGGGCGTACCCATGCGCTCGTGGTTTCGCACGTGGTTTGACCGCAACACGGAGCGCAACCGCAAGCAAATGAAAGCGGCGATGCAAGCGGAGCGGCAAGGGGACACCACCGCCGTGGAGCTGTTGGCCACGCGGTGGGCCTACGAAATGCGCGCGTGGATCACAACTAGCGAAGCAGGGCTAGCGCCGTTGGCGGACAGCACGAAGCGTCAGCGACGCAATGCGGGCCTCAGCGAAGATCCACCCCTCTTCGCCATCGGGCAGATCGTGGCGTGCATCCGCGCTGAGGTGGATGGAAAAATGGTGTCGATGTGATCGATTGGGCTGGCCTCAAGCGCGCCACTTCGCCGCTATTCGCGCGGCTCATGGGCCTTACGCTCGCGCAGCTCCGTTGGAGTGATGAAGCGGAAGGCGGCGCCTGGACGCAGGATCCGCACGCAGAGCTAACTATCACGCTGGGCAACACGATTGGGCAGGACGAAGAACGGCAAGACGACAGCGCAGCGGGAGACGTTGGCGGCCCCACCAACGACGTCACCGTGATCGTGTGCGGCCCACGCACGTTCACGTTGACTGTTGCCGTTGAAAGCATCGTGCAAGACATCGGCGACAAGCGGAGCGCGCAGCTCATCTTGGAAAATCTGAAAACGCGGCTGGGTCGCACCACTTCGATCGAGGCGCTTACCCCGTGGTACGCGATCAGCGATTGGAGCGGCACAAAGCGCGTTCCGTATCGTGACAAGGAAGGGCGATTGATAAACCGCTATGTGGCAGATTTCTTCTGTCTCACCGCGGATAACGATACCGACACCACGCCGGATGCGGGCGGCTGGATCGGCGAAGTCATTGGCAGCGGCACCGTTACGCCCGATGGGGGCAATCCCATCGCGGTCAACTTCGACGTGAAAGAGGAGTAAATAGATGGCAATCGCTGATTTGATTGTCGATGTCAGCATTTCGGCGAGCCTCAACGCGCCGAGTTTGCCGGGCACCGATACGCCCGCGTACATCGGTTACCACACCCATTGGCCCGATCGCATCCGCACGTACTTCGATCCCGCGGATATGCTCGTGGATGGCTTCACCACCACTGAGCCGCTGTATCTGATGGCGGCTGCGGGCGCGGCGCAAAATCCGCATATCAACAAATTCAAGATCATTCGCGGTAGCACCAGCGTGGCGCAGGTTCACCACTTCAAGGTGAACGCGAGCCCCGTGCCTGGTACGCAGGTGGGGCTTACGCTGACGGACCCCAGCGGCGTGACGCACGCGCTTTACATCACCATCATTGCGCAGACGGCGGCGCAGGTTGCCACGGCGCTTGCAGCGATCGTCGTCAGTGGCTTGACTCTCGTCGTTGACGGCGTGGATAACACGCAGGTGAATATCACCGTCACTGCGTCGGGCGCCATTTGGTACCCGTCTGCGATGAACGGCGGCGTTTACCACGACGTTTCCACCTCCGCGACGCCTTCGGCGGACCTTGCCGCGGCTGCGCTCATTGACAGCGATTTCTACGGCGTGAGCGGCGCATGGCTGAGCCCTGCCAACATCACCGATATCGCCACGTGGGTGGAAAGCAACAAGCGCCTGCACGCGTACACCACCGCAGACACCGACAACTTGACGCTGGGTAGCGGCATCTTCAACACGTTCAAGACTAGCGCGTACAATCGCACGTACGGGCAGTATAGCGGCACCCCGGCCAATTACGGCGCCACGGCGCTCATGGCCAACCGCTTCACCAACGATCCGGGTAGCGATACATGGTGGGGCGTCAACTTGTCCGCTGTCGCGGCGGATGCGCTCACGCCGAATCAGATCAGCGCGGCCACGAGTCTGGAAGGCGCGCCCTCGAATAACGGCAACGTCTACGCGTCGGGCGTGTTCGGCGAAAACGTGACGCTGACGGGCCTCGCGGCGTCGGGCCTCTTCATCGATATTCAGCGCGGTATTGATGCGCTGACGCGCGATATTCAGCTTCGCATCTTCGCCGCGATGCAAGCGGCTTCGCAGGCGGGCAAGCGCATTCCGCGCACGCGCAAGGGCTACAGCTCCATGGCTGGGCAGGTTCGCGCGAGCTTGCAGGCGTTCACCACGAGCGGCTTTCTCAGCGACGATGTGGATCAGCAATTCGTTGTGAACGTGCCCGATCCTAAGACGGCAACCGCGACGGACAAGAAAAACCGTATCATGCGTGGTTTGACCTTCGTTGCCTACTCCGCGGGCGGCGTGCAGACGGTCATTATTCGCGGCAATATCAGTCTGTAACGGAGGTTTCCGATGCCCCCTCGTTTGGCGAAATACAACCCGGATCAGGTTTCGATCACTTGCGGTGGCGTGCTCATTCAGGGCTTCGCTGACGGCGAATTCATCACCGTCGAGCAAATGACCCCCAGCTTTGATGAGGTGGTGGGCACTGATGGAGAAGTGGCCCGCTCGCGCACCAGCGACAAGCGCTTGAAGGTGGTGATCAAGTTGCTTCAGACGTCGCAGAGCAACCCGATTCTGTCGTCGCTGCACAACGACGATGTGAACGATCCCGCTGGCATCACGTTTGAGTTTCAGATGGAAGACACGCTTGGGGGCTCCATCGCCTTCGGCGCTGAGTCGTGGGTGACGGAAATTCCGTCCGCTTCGATGGACCGCACGGCCAAGTCGCGCGAATGGGAAATCCACGTCGCCAACGGCACCCGTGAAGAGGCGGGCAACTAATGGAAGCTGAGAGCAACAGCCCGTTCAATGAGCGCGAAATCGATGGAGTCACGTATCGCACGGTGCCCCTCGGTTTCGCGCAAGGGCTGCCCATTCTCAAACGCCTGATGGACATCGCCGCGCCTGCGTTGGCTGCCACGCTGCGCGCGGGCGATGGGGGCAAGGCTGCAACGGCGGCAGAGAAGAAACGGCAGTTGGCAGCCATGGGCGCTGGGCTCATGGCTGTCTTGCCGTCTACGTTGCAGACGGAAGATCTGACGACGTTCGCCAAGGCGTTTGGCGCGCAGAGTAGCTACCTCAACGATGACGCCAAATGGTGCTCACTGGCGAAGGATGCCGATCGCAACCTTCACTTTACTCAACGGTACATGCCTTTTCTCCGTTGGCTCATCTTCTGCGTGGAGGTGAATTTCGCCAGTTTTTTTTCTGGCATCATGGCCGAAGTCAACGCGCGCACGGCCGCAGCGGAGACGACGGAGGGGGGCAGCGAAGTGCAAGCGCCGTCGCCCAGCTCGATCCCTGGATCAACTTCAAGTGGCGAATCATAACGCACGCTGCGATGCACGGTAGCGTGTCGCCCCGCGAAGCTGAGGCGATGACGTTCGATCAGCTTTGTGAGGCGCACGATGTCTTAGACGCGATTGAGCTAGATCGGGAGAAAAACGACGATGGCAAATGATAGTGGAGTCGCCCGCGAGTTGCTTGCCATCTTCGGTTTTGGCGTCGACACCAAAGAGTTGGAGAAGGGGGAAAGCCAACTCGACAAATTTCTAGGCAAGGTTCAACGCGTCGCCGAAGGCATCGCCGCAGCTTTCGCCATCAAAGAGATCTACGAATTCGCTGACGCCCAAGCGGAGTTGCTCGATCGCTTGGACGACACGGCGAACGCGTTGGGCATCACTACCGATCGCGTGCAGGAATTCCAGTTTGCTAGCCGCGCCATGGGCGACGACGCAGATCGGTTGCTCCACCTCATGGGCCGCATGCAAGTTATGCAACAAGAGGCCATCCAAGGGAGCCAAGAGCAGACGAAAGCGTTTGCTGCGCTGCACATCACTACGGCACAGCTCAAGAACGAATATAAGAACGCAGACGATCTGTTTTTGGCCGTCGCTGACGGTATCAAAAATCAGACGGACGCGAGCGTGCAAGCGGCCATTGCAACGAAGATCTTCGGCCGCGAGGGGCGCGCGCTCTTGCCCTTCTTGAAAGAAGGCAGCGAAGGCTTCGCGGATCTCGTGGCGCAGTATCGCGAGCTGGGCGGCGGGTACACGCAGCAAGCGATCGAAGCGGGCGCACGCTTTCAAATACAGCAAGCGCGGCTAAATCTCGTCATGACGTCGTTTAAAAACGTCGTGCTCGTGAAGCTGTTGCCGTTGCTTTCCAAGCTCGTGGGATATCTCACGCAGGCAGCGAAGTGGCTCAAAGAAACCGCGGAGAACAGCCACATTCTTGAAGTTGCCTTCGGCGCACTGACGGCGGCAGCGACAGCGTTCGCCATTTCGATGGCCATCGCCAACGCGCCGATCCTGCTCATCACCGCGGCCATCGCTGCACTGATCCTCATCATTGAGGATTTCGTGGGCATGCTCACGGGCGATGAGAGCGTGATCGGCGATGTGATCGATCGCATCTTCGGCAAAGACGCCCACGTCGAGGTGGTGAAAGACATCAAGGCGGCATGGGAAGGTGTGACCGCGGCGTTCCGTGAAATGTGGCCGTGGGTGGAAAAGACGTGGGGCTTTTTCAAATTCATCGTGGAACGCTGGGGAGACATCGGCGATAAGTTGGCACAGTTTTCCAATTGGACCGCGGGCATCCGCGAGAAAGAATACAGCTTCGCGCGCAAGGTCGTTGGCGGCGCGATTGGCAGCGAAGCGACAGAGGCCAGTGTCACGAAGCAGGCGCAGGCGAAAGTCAACGCAGCGGCCATCGGGAAGCCTTGGGAGGGCGTTACAGAAGTGCCCGCGGGTGTGTCGCGAGAAGAAATGTACGCGCTGATTCAGGCGCGCGCGCGCGAGCTGCGACCCACCAACACGCTGCCGCGCGTCGGGCCGGGCATCCCCGACACGTTCGGCCCCTCTGCGCCCGCGCCCTTTGACTTCGCCGCGCAAGGGGCGGACGTCGGCGGGCCACTGGTGACGATGACGGTGCAAGCCGCGCCCGGCATGGATGAGGAAAAACTCGGGCGCATCGCTGGCGAGCGCGCAGGGCAGGCAGTCCACAAAGTGCTCAAAGAGCGCAATCGAGCGGCGCTCGCGACGCGGCAGCGGAAGGCGGTGGAACAGTGAGCGCAAAGCAGCCACAGCGTGTGGTGATGACGTGGCAGCTCCCCGCTACGGGCGGGCAGGATCCAGGCGTTGGCCAGCTCATCTTGGATGCCTCGATCAATGAGCAGCACACCACGACGGCCGAAGTCACGTTGCATCAGGTGGAGACGGGCGCGGACATCACCGATCACATCCGGCCCATTCCACAGAAATTGACGATTGAAGGTCTCGTGAGTAACACGCCGATCGGCGGCGTGAGTAGCTACCTCAATGGCGTCACGGGCAGCGTTCAATCCGTGTCACGCGTGGTAGGTGGAAAAACCATCACCTACAGTGCATTTAAATTCGATTCGTTTTTTGATCGAGTTAAAGAGGTGTTCGGAGATCTCGCCAACGCGATCCAAAGCGCTGGCGTCTTCACCGTCACCACGACACTGGCCACGTATGAGAACATGGCTTGCACTAGTTTCGTCGTGCCACGCAACGCGCAGAATGGAAACGTGCTGCGCTTCACGATGGACTTGCAACACATCAACTTCGTGACGACGCAGACGGTTGCGGCGTTGCCAGCGAAGGTGACACCGCGGCACCGTGGCGCAAAGTCGGGCAAAGAGGCAGACGCAGCGACAACCGCGAAGGTGCGGCAGACCGTCGCACACGCGATCCTCAAAGGCTTGTTCGGGGTGGATCTTGGTAATCACAATTGACGCAGAGACAGATTTTTCTCTCTCCGATGGCAGCGTCTTGAAGTGGGATCAATTGGTCCAACTTGAAGATTTCAGCTACGTGTTCAGCTTCTATTGGAGCAAGCGAGAAAACGCGTACTACCTGAACATCTACGATCAGGATGGAAATAACATCGCGCTTTGGATTCGCCTCGTGTGCGGCGTCAGCCTGTTGCGCAAATTCAAAGATCCTCGGTTGCCGAAGGGGCTGCTGATCGTCTCTGACTTAGCGGGTACAGAGTTGGATCTTCAAGTGCCGTCTGATCTGAATGGTAATTACCCGCTCACGTACATTACCAGCGATGATGACGTGTTCGCCAATCCTGAGGCGTTCGCGTGAGCGACGCGCTTTTTCGCCGCAGTTGGAAAGTGCAAGTTGATACCCTCGACGTGTCCGCGTTGGATATCGAATTTCGCGCGACAGCGACGATTAAAGCCGAGCCCAACAAGTGCGTACTGACGGTGTGGAATCTAAACGACGATCATCGCGCGCAGCTCTTGAAGCGCAACCGGCCGCAAGGCGCGGCGTCATCTAAGATCGTCGGTATCCCCGTGCAAGTGGAAGCTGGCTACATCGATAACACGTCGGTGATTTTCAGTGGCGACTTACGCGAGGTGGGCTCACAGCGCGACCGCACAGGTTGGAAAACTGTTCTTAGTGGCGACGACGGCGGGCGCGCATATCGCGAAGGGCGCATCAACGCGTGCTATGCGAAGGGCACGCCGATCAGCTTCATCTTGCAGCAAGCCGCGACAGCGATGGGTGTAGGGCTGGGCAACGCGGCCAACTTTGAAGCCACAGCCACGATTGCGGGCCTTGGTAGCTCGCTGCCGCATACGATGACGCTGAGCGGGAACGCGGCGCAGGCGCTGACGCGCGTGCTGACTTCCATCGGACTTACGTGGAGCATTCAGCGCGGGGCGTTGCAGATCGCACAGAAGGGACAGCCCTTGGGGCTGAGCGCGATCCTTCTGTCGCCGCAGACGGGGCTGATCGGCAGCCCCGAGGCGTCGATCGATTCCACCGTGAGCTTGGGCAACCCACAGCAGTTTGCGGCGAACGCGGCGCAGAAAGTGGCCAAGCCGCCCAAGCCGAAGGATTCAAGTATTTTGAAATTGCGCGCGCTGATGATTCCTGGACTCGTGCCCGGTCGTAAGATCGTGTTGCAATCGCGCGATTTCAATGGGGGGTATTACATCACTGAGGTAGAATACCAAGGGCAAAGCTGGTCGAATGATTGGCACTGCACAATGATCGCGCGGGTGTACTAAATGGCCGAGCACGAGACAGATAGCGCGCAAGAAACTGCGCTTGAAGAAATCACCGATGCAGAGCTTTACGACGCCTTCATCGCAGCAGCGCAGAGCGACTTGCACACGTGCTGCCCTTGCACCGTCACAGAGGTGAACGGCCGCACCGTGACGGTTACGCCGGGCGTCAATCGCTACGTGCCCGACGGCGCGGGCAACCTCATCAGTGAGCCGCTGCCGCAGCTCAAAGACGTGCCCATCGCAGACATGGTTGCGAATGGGATGATCATCGCCTTGCCTGTGACGGTGGGCGATACGGGCGTGCTCATCTTCAGTGAGCGCCCGATCGGCGCGTGGCGTGCGACTGGGCAGCAAGGCGATCCCGGCGACGTGGGCATGCATACGCTCGACGGCGCGATCTTCGTCCCGATGCTGCAACCGGATGCGAAAACCGCGCAGAGCGCAGACGCCACAGGTATCGTCATAGGCAGCGATTCAAATCCCGCGGGGCGTCTCGTTATCCGCCCAGCGATGATCTTGGCTGGCGCCACCGCCTCCAACTTCGTCGCCATGTCTGACAAGGTGTTGTCAGCCCTGAATGCGATCGTATCAGGATTCAACACGCATATTCACCCGGCAGGCACGCCAAACACGGGGCAACCGACAGCACCACTCAGCGCCCCTGGAAGCGTCGCAAGCTCCAACCTGAAAGCGAATGACTGATGGCGGACATCAAGATCACTCTCGCAATCGACGCGAATAACCCCATCGTGGGGGATTTGTATCTTGAGAATGGCTCACCGCGGCTCACTGCCGACTTGAAAGAGGCGGTGGCACAAGAACTATACATCCGCTTCCGTTTCTTCAAAGGGGATTGGTTTCTCGATCCCAACGCAGGCGCCCCGTATCTGCAAAGCATCCTGGGTAAGAAAACGCCGCTTGCGATCCTTTCGCAGATCTTCAAGCGCATCATTACCACGTGCCCAGGCGTGAAGGCGCTTACTACGTTCAACATTGCCCGCCTACCAAATCGCGGGCTGCAAGTGAATTTCCAAGCGCAGTTGCAAAACGGACAAACGCTGACGTCCGCTGATTTCGCCGCGTACGTCATCCCTACCCCCACAGGAGCGTGATCGATGGCCGGCCCCTTTGGTGTCGTAGACGAAGGCTTCAACGTCAAAACGACAGACGATATTCTGTCGAGCATTCAGCAACGACAGCTACAGGAGATTAGCCCTAGCCTCGACGTGCAGCCCACCGCACTGATCGGGCAAAACAATGGCATCTTTGCCGATGAGCTGGGCGAAGCGTGGGCCGCCATCGGCGCCGTCTACAACGGGATGGATCCCGATGAGGCGGCAGGCGATCAGCTCGATAACGTGTGCCTCATCAGCGGCACGGAGCGCAGCGCAGCGGATGCCACCGTTGTGGCTGTCAGCGTGAACGTCAACGCCAGCTTCCACGCCGATCCAGGCACCATGTTCGCCTCCATCGCAGGCAATGCCGCCGCCGTCTTCACCAACGAAACCGCCGTGGACAATGCGGGCGGCGTTCCGGCGGATGTGCCGTCTACCTTCGTCGCGGTGAGTACGGGACCCACGCAGTGCCTTGCGGGCACGCTGACGGTCAAAGCGCAACCGCTCGCGGGGTGGAATACCATCACGAATCCCACGGATGGCATCCCCGGCCACAACATCGAAACCGATCCGCAGCTCCGTCAAAAGCGTAATCAAGAGCTTTCAGCGGCAGGCAGCACGACAGCGGACGCGATTCGTGCTGACGTGCTCGAAACGTTGATCACGCCCTTCACCACGACGGATACGATCAACTGCACCGTGTTGCACAACGACACGGATTACACCGACGCGAACAATGTCCCGCCGCATAGTGTGGAAGTCATCGCCTATCAACCCGGCAACACGAGCGTGGGGCCGGGCAACGACGATCAGAAGCTTGCCGATCTGATTCTCGCATCGAAGGCGGCGGGCATCGGTACGTATGGCCTCGCGTCGAAATTGAGCACGGATGATCAAGGCATACAGACGCTGATCAAATATACGCGTCCTACGCCGCTTATTTTGTACATCGCGATCACCGTCGTGGTGAACAAGAATTTCCCAAGCGACGGCGCCGCGCAAGTCGCCAACGCGTTGCTTGCGTATGGGCAAGTGGAGTACGCCCCCGGCGGTACGGTGTTTTTAAAAGCGCTCGCGGGCAGCGTTTTCACCGATCCGCTCGATCCCGCCAAGGGCGTTCCGGGTGTCGACGATTACACCTCGTTTACCTGTGACACCAATCCCGTGCCCGTAGGCACCACAAACGTGCCCGTGAGCGTGCGGCAAATCGCGAGCTTCGACTCCGCGCGCATCTTCGTTACGGTGGTCAATGAGTAACCTACAGCAGAAAACGGCCGTCGTTGCTGAGGGCGTCGCGCGCTTGCTGGTGATGCTCCGCAAGCCGCGCAACATCGCGTTGCTATCGAGCTACCTGCAAGAGATCCAGGAGCTGGAAGACGCGATTTGGGCGGTGTACATCGATCGCATGCTCCGCGGCGGCAATCTGACGACGGACATTCTGAACAAGATCGGCAAAATCGTTGGGCAGAATCGCGAAGGGCAGAATAACGACAACTATGCGTTGCTGATCTCCGCGCGCATTCTCGTCAACCGCTCATCGGCGCAGCGCGCACCGCTCATCAAGATCGCGCGGCTGCTGATTCCTAACACGCCGATCACCGTCTACGACATGCCGCCTGCGTCGGTGATGATCGTTCCGCAAGGTCCGGTTGGCTTCGATCCCTATTTGATCGGCAATCAGTTTTTAATTCCTGCCGCAGCGGCGGGCGTGTATCTCATGTTCACTTGGACACTGACGCCGATCGCTAATACGCTCATGTGGGGCTATTCGCAGGCGAATGGTACGACGGTGCCGACGGTGGCGCAGTCGTTGGGCTGGTCGGGCGACGCTACCATGGGCGGTGACGCTGGTGGTATGGTTGCCGGAATTATGACTTGAAAGGGCAAGGCGAATGACGCGACCGACAGTCCTACCTGATTGGGCGACCGATCTTAACTATCCCGCGGGCGGGCGCCCGTGGAATAGCCAGCCCAACAAATCGCAGCCAAGCGCGGGAAAAGTGGGCACAGGCTTTGAGCCTGAAAATCCCGTTGCCGCCGATGAATTAAATTTCATCCTGAACAATCACGGGCAGTGGATCGATAATCTCGACAGCGTTGCGTCGATTTCAATCTTCGGCAACGGATCCGATGGCAGCGCGGTACTTGATGGCGTTTCGTCGGTGACGTGGGCCTCGCGCGTCGGCAGCGTGTATACGCTGAGCCGTGACGTCGCCCTCGTCAACTTGACGATCAACGCAGGCGTTACGCTCAAATTGGGCGGATGCCGCCTCTGCGGCCAAGGCACGCTTACAACTAACGCAGGGTCGCCCAATGGCAAGGTGTCGGGCGACGGCAGCACAGGAACGCCAGGCAACTCGGGCGGCGTGGCTGTGGCAGATACGGGCTCTGTACTCCCCGCGGGTGGTACGGGCGGCAACGGCGGAACCTTCACGCTAGCGCCCACAGTCGGCCAAAGCATCACCGGCAACGGCGGCAATGGCAACACGGGCGGCTTGGGTGGCGGCGGCGGTGGCGCTGCGGGCGGCAGCACATCGTTTACCACCAACAAGGGCAATCCGGCCGTGCTGCCCTTCTTGCTTGGCTTCGTGGTGGGCAACGGCGCATCGCCCGCGGTTACGCAAATCGGCGGCGGCGCAGGCGGTGGTGGCGGCGCAGCCGATAGCGTCTCTAGTACGTTCGGTGGTGGCGGCGGTAACGGCGGATACTCGGGAGTGGTTGCCTTCCGTAACCTCGCGCTCGCATCCGCGAGCGATATCACGTGTGCAGGCGGCAACGGCGGCGCGGCGGGTACGACGGGCAACACGGGCGGTGGTGGTGGCGGTGGCGGCGGTACGCTACTTCTCATCTATTATGCGGCTACCGCTGGATTGGTTTTCTCATCGGCTACCAACTGTCCGGGTGGAGCTGGCGCGGCAGGGCACGGCAGCGGTACTGCGGGCCTCGCAGGCGCGACGGGGCATCTATACCCCTTCAACCTTGGCGCCGCTGCAACTTCGCTCACGCTGGCGACGACGCACGATGAGCGCGGCTTTGTTGCAGTCAACAGCGGCGACACGAGCAAGACGATCACGTTTGCCACGCCCTTTGCCGCTGCGGCGCCGTCGGTGGGCGGCTACGTCTTTGAGTATTCGATCGCGCGCACCGATGGCGTGGTTGGTATGCCCGCCACCATCGCGGGTACGCCGGGGCTCGCCAACATCACGATCAACATCATTGATGACTTTCAGGGCGTCATCTTTTGGAAAGCACAGGTGTGAAAATGACACGCAAGCAAGTTATTTGGCTCTCCGTTGTCGTCAGTCTCTTCGTTGCGCTTCCCCTTGGCGCCACCGTTTATCGTGGTGCGATCAGCCTCCGCAGCGTGGCGAGCTGGAATGCGGCCACGGGCGCATCAACTGGCGATGGCCTCTACAATAAAAACGGTGTGCCCACATGGCACACGGGCGACGGCGGTGTGGAGACCACCACAGCACTCCCCGTGCAAACCGGGCAAAACGGCAAGGTGCTTTCCACCAACGGAACTAACGCAAGTTGGATCGCAGTTGGCGGCGTCGGCACCGTCACCAGCGTTGCGTGCGGCACAGGTATGAGCTGCGCGCCCAACCCCATCGTTGGCAGCGGTACCGTTTCGCTCGCTAACACTGCCGTCACACCCGGCAGCTACACAAGCGCGAATATCACCGTCGACGCGCAAGGGCGCTTGACATCCGCGAGCAACGGCAGCGCGGGCGGTAACGCGATTTGGGATTCTATGGCGCCCGCCACCGTCGTTAAAGCACAGGGCACGGGTATTTCTGCGGGATCCAACACAGTCGGCACTGAATTTTATACGACGGCGAACGCAACGATCACAGGTGGCACCTTTTTTTGGAATAGCGGCAGCGCGGTAACTATCCGCATAACGCTATGGTCCTCAGGAGGATCCGCGCTCAAAACGGTAGACGTTGTAACCTCGGGCGCGGGCCTCTACACAGGCACGTTCGCATCGGCGTTCTCTGCCACGTCGTACACGCTTTATTGGATCACCATTTGGGAAACATCGGGCACGTCTTTCGCCTCGCAGTATTCCATCACGCGACAGCCTGTGTATGCATTAGGCGCGCAAGTTGACTTATTCGCTGTCGGCTTTTCTGCGGGTAACGCAATGCCTGCTACGCCTGTGACTGGGCTGTATCCCGTTGGGCCTACGCTGACGGTGCCCTAATGCGCGCCTCAATTCTCGCGTTACTGCTCATCGGCTGCGCTCCGTCCGTAGCGCTCTCTCCCGACGAGTCACGCGCCGCGGCTGTCGACATGGGCCACGCTGGCGTCCCCGTCTTGCACTTCGCGGGCAACGCGCAGCACGTCGACCATGGCGAGTTTTGGAAGCCTGAGACGGTCCTCGGCGGCGGCTTCCTGTGGGAAATGTGGGCCATGGGGCAGCCGTGGAACCCAAGCGGCTATCCTGTAAGCGACGGCTACGCGGGCTGGCATCGGCTGTTGTGGTCGGGCACGAGCGGCAACGCGACGTTTTATGACGGTGCCGCGCTCCAAATCGTTCCATTCGGCAGCGACGATCCACCGCCCGAGGGCGTGATGTCCCACGTTGCCGTCGGGCTCATCGCTGACGCGTATGGCAACAATTGGATCGCTACGTGGCAAAATGGTGTGCCGACGGGGCTGCACCTTGTTCCCGGCGGTGCAATCCCGTGGCCGAGCATGACCGCGGGCGTCGGCTCAGGCGTGCTCTACATCGGCGGCAGCGACCATTCCAATTTCGTCGGTGACATCGCCATGATCCGCGCCTTCGATTCAACGGCGCCGGTTGGCTGGGCCTTCGCGCAGCCATTCTACCCAATGCGTTTCTTCAACGCTGACGACGGCGCCGGGACCGCGGCATCGTTCCTGACTTCGTACATCGCGCCCGTCGTGGGTATCTACCCCGACCTTTCGCGCGGCTACGCGGGCGGATATCCGACGGCCAACACGCACCCTGGCTTTGTCGCGACGGTGGATTCGCAACTCGACGGTACCGGCAACACGCAGCCGCCAATCTATCCACTGCCACAGGTGGTTTACGTCCACAACGCGCCCTTCGATCCGAATTACGTCGACGCGCCGCCCAACCGCGGCTATACGCCGAAGGCGGTACCGATGGGCGCCAAGATCTACGACTCGTTTAGCCGGCCCGATCAGGAGTACGCGCACGTTGGCCATCCGACGCCGGGAAGTACCGAAGGCGGCAGCCTCGGCCCGCTGCCGTGGCACGCCGCTTTCATCGACGGCGGTACAAACCTCTTCGCGTATCCGCTGGGGATCTACAACCGCTCCATGGTCGCGTTCAGCACGGTACCGCTGTGCGCTACGGTCCAAGGTGACTCAGGCGACGTTGATGAACGCATTATGCGGCGTCCCGCGCTAGGCACCACGTCGTCGGGCGCCATCGGCATGTGCTTTCGCATGGCCTCGGATACGTCGGGTTGGGCGGTGTTCTACGACAACTTGACGGGCACGGCAGGGGCAACGGCAGACTCCACGTTATACCTGTTCCGCTACGACGGTGGCGCGCGCACGATCGTCGCGGCTGTGGGCATCCCGCCGCTTGCCTCATGGTCGTTGCTGCGTGTGGTCACGGCCGGATCGTCGATCAAAGTCTACACCGATGCAACGTTACAGATCGACGCGACCGACGCGACATATCAGACGGCTAAGGGTATTGGCGAAGCGTGGCTGCAAACGCCGCCCGACGGTACTCAACGCGGCTTCGATTTCACGGTGTTTTAAAAGGACACAAAACCATGCCGGCTAATGCCATTCGATCGATCGGTTTGACAATCTACGGGCAGCAAATCGACGCGCCTGCGTTCGCAGTGGGCGAGACGACAGCGCTAAATCTGACACTGCAAAACGCCGATCGCTCCGCCTTCGATCTGACGGGTGCGACGGTGACACTCGCGATATGCGACCTTGACGTCTACCAGCTCCCCGTACATCCGCCCCTCATAAGCAAGGTGGGAACGATCGTGGGGGCGCCCACAGACGGGGAGGCCACGGTCACAATCGCGTCAGCGGATACGCTCGCGCTCGCGCCGAAAACGTACGGCTTAGACATTTTTGTCACCGACGTGAGCGGCAACAAACTTCAGATCCTGCCCTTCGCTTTCGTCTCGCTTTTGCCTGCCTCCATTTCGTCTTGAAGCCTCTGAATTCTGTATGCTATATTGCTGTCCAACAGGGAGGAAACTCGCCATGACCAAGCATCAGATCCTCAGCGCCTTCGGCATCACCCTCGCGACGGTGTGCCCCGTCGTTGCCTTGCAGTATCAGGGCAATTGGAAGGTCGCGATCGGCTGCCTCGCGGCTTCCACATTCCTCAACGTGCTTGGCTTCACCGCTGTCAAGCCGCTCATTCAGAAGGGGGGCGACCAGTGACGCGCGCGGCGCTTGCCGTCGGCGCGTTCGGTTTCACGGTGGCGCTCCTCATGGCAGGCTGCGCCGCGCTGAAAACGTGTGAGCTGGGCGCGATGCCCAAGGAATCACAGATCGTCACGGCCACCGTGCAGGCGATTCTTTCCAATCCCGCGGGCACCGTGGCCGAGCTGGAAAGCGCCGCGTTGCAGCTTGGGGAACAGCAAGTCGTTTGCGCTGTGACCGCACTGGAAGCCTATTGGGCGAAGCAGGCGGGCCCCGCTGAGCCCACCACGATCAGCACAAAGGCGGCGCTCCTCACCTCTGCCGCCGATCAACAGCGGTGGCACGCCGCCGACATCGCCCGTCAGTTTCTTAGCCTCCACAAAGGCGTGAGCTGCGACTCGCGCCACGTCTCGTGAACAGCGATTACCCGGCAGCCCTTTGGCTTCCGGCCCACCACAGCAACTTCAGACAGGGGCGTGCAGTCCAGGCGCCCACCCGTCTCGTCATCCATTGCACCGACGGCCACGGCGAGATCCGCAACACGGCAGCGATGATCGCACGGCCAATGGAAAGGCCCACGTCATTCCATTTCGGAGTCGGTCAAGACGGGCTGATCGTGCAATGCGTGAGGGTGCAAGATACGGCGTGGCACGCCCACGAGGCCAACGCCTACAGCATCGGCATTGAGCACAGCGCCCGCACCCCTGGGGAGCTGGGCACCAACGATCCGGGGCTGCCACCCTCCGACAAGCTCTACGACGCCTCCGCAGCCCTCGCGGCGTGGCTATGCAAGGCGTTCAACATTCCCGCCTCACGCGTTGGAATCCTCGGGCACAACGAAGCAGACAAAACCACGACGCACACGAAATGTCCCACGGGCTGCGGCTGGGATTGGCCGGGGTATATGACGCGCGTCGCCATCGCTCTCGAAAAACTGCGCACACTCGGGTAAAGGTCCGACCACTATGGAAGACACTGACACCGATGAAATTTTTGTTATAATGCAACGCGTATGCGAGTCCTATCTAAATGAGCGACGACGAGATCAAGATCCTGCTGACGCAGATCCGCGACGCGCAGAGGCTCTCCGCCAAGTCAACGGCTGAGCTGGCCATGGGGCTCAGCCTCGCAGCTACCCGAGAAAACAACCGACATTCGGAATTGCAAGGAATGCTACTCGGGATGCGGGGCGAGCTACACGCCGCAGCGCCACGGCGCCGCCGTGACTCGATCGAGGATACGAAAAAATTCAAGCTGCCGGGTTTTGAAGAGACAGATCAGATCCAGCTATCGAAGCGGACGCAGCGCAAGATCGTGCGGTGGGTGATCTTGGCAGCGATGGGGATCCTGTGGTCGGCCATTCAATTTCTCTACCACCACCAAATCGCCCACACGCTGCATTTGCCTGCGATGGAAGAACACGAGCGCTAAGGCGCTTTGTACTCGACGGGCACCCACAGCGGGTTGGTTTCGCGCAGGCGGCGCATTTCTAATCCGTGTTGAAAGCGTTCGGCGCCCGTTCCAACCCATATATCTTCACGGCGCTTGTCTTGAAGCGCATACGCGTCTTTAGCCCCTTGCGCCATTCCCTTCGACATCCACTCATCGACGTAGCAATCGACGTAGATCACGGTGGTGTGCATCCCGCGGCGCATGGTGAAGCCGGCCGCAATGCCGCGCACGCGCTCCTCGGGCACGTCATCGCGCAGCACGCCGGGCAGCGTCAGGATCGCGTGGCTGGCGTAGGGCGTTTCGCCGCGTTCGATGCAGTCGCGCAGGCAGAGCGCGAGGTACCGCGCGTGGAGCTGTGACTCGTAAACGCGAATACGCTCCACCCGGCGGCGATTCGCACAGGCGCCACAGGCGCGCACGCCGCTACCCTCCGACTGTTCCCACCGGCAGATATCCGGTGAATTGTGAACGCACGCCGTTTCATCCTTCGGCGTGCGCGAGGCGAACGGCGATTCAACTTGAACTCGACGCATAAAAACCCCCTGAGTTATTCGTTTTCGTCGGGCGATGGAATGCGAGCCACATCCGCCTTGGCCAACTCCCACGCCTTGCGGATCACCCAACTGAGCGGGCGATCGAGCCGATCGGCCTCGCGGTTGATCTCTTCCAAGAGGCCATCGGGGAAGTAAAGAGACACGCGGACACCCCCATGTTGATGCCGCGTGCCTCTTCGCCGGGTAGCCAACCTACATCACCGGATCGTCAGCGACGGCGGGCGCGGCAGGGGCCTTCATGGCGGCCGTATACGCGGCCGTGCGCTCACGCAGCGTGGAGACGCCCACGCCATGCTTGGCCGCGAATTCTTTCTGATTGCCGCCGTTGGCGCGGACTTCGATCCACGCTTCGATGACGTCTGTCCATTGCGCTTCCGTCAGCTTGGCCAGGGGCGCCGCGGCCGCCTTGGCTGCCTTCGGCGCGGGCTTCGCCACCTTGGCCGGGGCCTTCGCCTTGCCCTTCGTCGTGGCCGGCAAGAGCGGCGGGAGGCCCTTGGGCAGCTTCGTGGCGCGCTTCTGGATCACTTCCAGCTTCAGAGGCGGGCGCCCGCGAGTGTGGGAAAACGCCTTCCACAGCTCTTTGTGGCGCCCGCCTCGCTGCTCAATGGCGCGCGCGAGCACGCCCGGCGACCGGCCAAGGATTGCCGCCGCATGCGCAAGGTTGCCGCTCGCCAAGCCAGCCGCCTTACGGATGGCCTCTTTTTCGAGCGCCAAGGCTTCATCGCGGAGCGAATCGGATCGCTCCATCATTTTTCCGGGATCTTCGTCGTGAATGGTCATAGATAACGAAACTAGACGGCGGGATCTATTTTGTCAAGTGCCGTGCAGATGACACCAAAAGGAAATCAAACTCAGGCGCGTCTTTGCCTTCCACCTCATGCCAAACGTCTTCCTGGGCATTGCGCGCTGCAAGATACGCAGTGTCCAACACAATTGCTTTTTCACGAAGAATGTTCGCATGTTCCTCACGCGTTTTCTTGAAGTCCTCTGCCGCTGCGGCAGCAACCTTCATCTTTTCGCGATACACCTTCGCCAAATCATCCAACTTGCTCATTTTTACACCCCTTCCTTGGACGGGAGTTGATCACCAAAACAATGCCAGCCCTCACGATGACGCCGGGCGAACAGCTCCACGTGCGGCCCGATCGGGTAAAGCTGCGCCACCTTTTCGAAAAATCGCAGCGGCTTTTCACTGTGTGAGAGCCGATGCGAATTAAACGAGCTGGCCACGTTTTTCAGCTCGGGGAAGATCGGCTTGCCCCGCGTGCCGATGAGACACACCTCATGCGTCCCACGCACGTAGCGGCCCATCCCAAGCGCGAGCTTGTAACCGCGGCCGTGGCAATCCTCGCACCACAGTTTGAGCTGTTCCGCCTTCGTCGCGCCCGCGAGCGTGCCGAATGACGTAGCGTGGCCTTTGCCGTCGCACGTCTTGCATTCCCGCGTCTTCATCCACGCCATTTCAGACTTCGGCGTGAAGCCCCACGCGCGCATCACCTGATAGGCTTGCTCCCCGAGGCTGCCGTCTTTGGCGCTGCCACCCGCGACGCGCCACATGAACAGAATCGCGTCATCGGCAAGCGGCGGCAGTGGGAACGCGCACAGCTCCTCAATGGACATCGTTTTGTAGTGATCGGTCGCACCCTTGTGAGGCGTGTTGTCGCCAAACTGCCACGGCGGATCGGCGACGAGAATGCGCGCGGGCGGGCAATCGGGATAGAGCGATTTCGAGGCCACGCCCTTCACAAAAGCAGTGATATCGGCGGGCGCCACTTCGATCTGCGCCGTAGCGCTGACTTCCCCGTAACGCTTGGGGGCCTTCGGCGCAGACAACGGCGGCAGCGCCCCCAGCGGCGGCAGAGGCGATCCCGCGAGCTTCGCTGTGAACGTGAGTGGCGGTAGCTCACGGCTCAGCACGGGCAACGCCACCATGGGCCCGCGCGGCACGACGTCGGGAGGCTCGCACGCGTCGCATAGGTGAAAGACACCCACGGCCGTTTGCACGAGACGCGTAGAGCCCTTACGGCACGCCTTGCACGACGGCTTGAGGGGCGGCAATCCTTTCAGCGGTGGCAGGCTCATGTACAAGCCTTTCCAGGTTCCGCGTTGCACGTCGGACACTGCACGCCAGCACCGGGGCGATGATGCTCCCAAGCAAGGCCCATTGAAAACTCATCGCCCAACGCGGCGCGCTCCGCTTCCACGTAGCCCAACGCGCGTTTCTCGAATTCGAGATCCCGCGTGAGCGCCTTCTCCTCGGTGAAGCCTTCCGGGTAGCGCGCGCGCAGCTTGGCAATGTTGCGCGCCTGCGCGGCTTCCATGGTGAAACCGGACGCGTCGAGGATCAACGCGATATACCATTGCTTGTCGCCTGCCTCTTCCATCAGGTGCGTCAAATCGAGCGACGCGCCGTAAATCAGGTGGCGCTTGATGATGTCCGCGGCTTCGCCCAGCTCCGTCATGCATCCGAGCAAGCCATGGAGAATACGCGCGAGTCGCATCGCGTTTTCAGGGCTACCCGCCCAAGCGGGATCGATGAAAGCGGGCGTTTTCTCCGTGCGCAACGCCAGCTTTTGGTAATCGTCCGGCCGTGGGCCTTCGACGGGAAGAATGCGCAGCGATCCGCGCACACCGATTTTCCGTCCCGGAAATAGCTTTCGTAACTCCTCGATCTGATAGCTCCCTGTGTCGCCGTTGATGACGATATCGCAACCGTCGATCATTTTGTCGAAGGCATCTTTATCAAAGGTCATGTGTCGCTCCATCTGCGGCCCTTGGCCGCTTCCCCAATGAATACAACCGACTCTTTCAGCTCGGGCATGTACAATTCTTGATGCATGCACTTTTCCATAAACACCGTGCATTTTTCTGCATCCTCTTCGTCACTCTCCGCTAGTAGCGAGTCGTGCCCGTTGAGGATCAAATCAACTGGCGCCCGCCATTTGTCGAAGCCCTCAGCTCGCATCCTAGCCACCCACGAGGCGTCAAGCAAGGAAAACCTGTAGAGGCGATCGATTTCCAGCAAATGCGGCTGCGTGAGCGCGGTGAAGCGGAAGATCGCGAGGGCAAGCAACGTCGCGGCCATCGCTTGGATCGGGAAATTGTACACCACGTTGGGATTGAAGTTGCCCAGCGGGAACAGGCGGACGCGCCCGAGAATGCTCTCCCGGATCTCGCGATGCGCGTGCGCCCATTCCTCTTGGCGATTGCGCCACGCGACGACGCCCGCCATTTCGCGGTTGACGGAGGCCACGAGCTTTTCAAGATCCGCAAGCTGCACTTCGGGGAAGTCTTTGACGATCGAGTCATAGACCGTCTTTGCTTCGCCACCGTAGATACCGCAGTACTCAGCTCGCTTGGTAAGATCGCGCAAGCGAGACCACTGCGCGGCCCACGACGCCAGTTGCTTGCGATCCGCGTCGTCGAGGCCCTCCACGTACTTTTCACCTTGGGGGTTAGTCAGATTCGCCTTGATCTTGATCTCGCGCCCAAGAGCCGCGCAGCGCTCTTTGAACAGGCTTTCTAGTTCAGGAAAACGCGACGGAAACGCCCGTCGGGCGAACGCCGCGTGCGGATCCTCACCGCGGCGGAAGATGCCAAGCAAGAACGGATCGCGCGCGAGGAACGCGGCGATCCGCAACTCCAACTGAGAAAAATCCGCTCCGACAAGCATCCGGCCGAATCCCTGCAAGGCGCGCAAATACACGATCGCAGGGACACCAGCGACGCCAATGCGGATGATCTCCACGGCAGTGGGCGCCGTAACAATGCGGCGTGGATTTTCCTTCGGCGTGACAAGCTCACCGGACGGACGGCGCTTGAAGTCTCCATTTGCGTCTTTCTCAGGGGGCCACCCCTGCACGAATTTCGGCCAATTCTGCGCCTTGCCTGCACCCCATCGGCCGGTGATCTTGGGCGACCAGTCCGGGTGAACGCGGCCATCCGCGAGTATCGGCAAGCCATCGATATACGTCGCTAGCAGGTGCTTTGCTTCGCGGAGGTGGATGATCTTGCGTAGGAGCGGATGCCGCCCCGCAGCCGCCTCCATCGCCTTTTTATCCGTCTTTGGCGCGCCTTTTTTGGTGTAGTCCAAAATAGGCACCTTCAAGATCTCGAATAGCGCTAGAACGTCTTTGTGCGCCTTCGGCTTGAATAGCCCAATATCTGTTTCGCGTCGCTCGCGTTCAGCGATTTCATTGTATCGGAGCTGAACACGATCCAAGTAGGATTCGGGATCCTTCTTGCGCGCGGTGGAGGCCAGAATTCGCGCGAGGGCTTTGCGCCAAGGCTCCTCAATGGATTTGAAATCGGTGATGAGAGAGTCTCGCATATAGGCCAGGCGCGCATGTTGGATCTCGGACTGCCGCTTTTGCTCGACGCGATCCACAAAATACCCAACGCGGCGCATATGAGTGGCAACAGAAAATTGCTGCCGATCAGCTTCGTACACCTTAGCTGTGCGATGAGCATCGATCATCTTCTCCAATACGGGTTTGGCTCGCGCCGTGGCCACCGTGTCACGGCCGTTGTAGAGGATTAGGGATCCTTCATCCTTCTCTGTGCGGCGGAATTCATCCTTCCAGGGGCGAGTGACGAAGAATTGCGTGGCAATCGCTTGCAGCTTGTGGGGTAGTCCTGGGAACGCGGCATGATGTTGAAGCAGGGTGTCGTGGACGATGCCACCGATGGGCATCCCATGGCGCGGGAGAACGATCGTATCGTAGATCCGATTTTGGATGATGACGGCGATTTTACGATCCGCGAGCAACTCCGCTGCGCGCGCCTTCGCTGTAGGTTTGCTCTGCCACGCTTCCCAGGTGGCAGACATGCCGCCGTGGATGGTGGCGAAGGCGATGGCTGTGAGGTTAGCCGTCATCGCGTCTTTGCTGTCCGTCTCAACGTCGACGGCAAATTCCCCCACCTCGCGAGACTCGCGGTACACGTGATCGATCGCCGCATCCATGGCGTCAGCCGGCGCCGCATCCCAGCCCACCACGTTGTCGTCGTCGTCAAATACGGGATTGACGAGACCACCGCGCCACGCGAATAGATCAAGGCTGTCTGTCCACGGTTGGATCTCACCACGCGCGAGCCGCACCGACTTGACCACGTCGTACATGAAAAAGTAGAACAGCAGATCGACGGCTGGGCCCGAGTCGCCCCCAGGCGCGTCGGCTGCGTCGCCATCACCTCCACGCGCGATGTGCGCCGGATGCAGCGTCGCTAGAAAGTGGGGTGGGATCGTAGGCTCCCCCGACCGAAACCGTAAAAAGGTCGGATTCTTCGCTTTACCGCCTCCGCTCGCATCCTGACACGGTTCAACTTCGGTACTGCACGCGAGCGCTGCGGGATCCCTTTCGGCCCCGAGAAAATCTATCACATCAGGCTTGAGCTTCAAAGTGGCGCCGCGCACGGCAGTGACGCCCGCCTCAGTAGCGCCCAGCGACTTGAGAGCGTAGCCACCGACGGCCAAGATCACCTTCGGTTGCAGTCGCGCCAGCTCACGTAGGAGCCTCGGGCGACATGCAAGCATGGCCTCTTGTTTCATCCCATCGGCTTGGGAAGGGATGGGCCCACAGGCGATGGCGTTGAGTACGGCGAAGTCCGTGCGAGCGACGCCTCCACGCTGAATGGCTTGATCAAGAATCTTGCCGCTGATCCCAATGAAGGGCCGGCCAACCTGCGTTTCACGCTTGCCAGGCGCCTCACCCACGAGCGCCACGAGGGGCGCTTTACTCAACAGCTCCGTTGCGACGGGGCGATGAGGCTGTCCGTGACGGCTCAGCGGACAATGCTTGCAGTCGGCGCCATCGGCCAAGAGCTGCAACTTGAGCCGCGACGTATCGCGATTGTCGTTAAACATTGGGCGCGTGGAAAAAGGGGAAGTGGAGCTGCCCGCGATGATGCCGGCAACGGCAGCGCCACGGCCGCGACAAGCCTTGCCGCTTACGGGCAATACGCGGTGCAGTCACACGCGGCGGTATCGGCTTTGAAACGTACCTGCGCGCGCCTCGCGGCGCCTCAGCGCGAATCCCAAGCACGTTCCAATCCCAACGACCGTCGTAATCCTGCGCGCTCTCTTCGTGCGCCGTAAACTCGCGCTGTATCTCAGCGCGCAGCGTGTGGGGATCCCAAGCCATCACACTCCAACGGCAGCGCAGATACGCGCATGCACGTCAGAGATACTAGCATGCCCGTCGACGATGTGCCAAGGGGCAAGGCGTGGATCCTCGCCCTTGTAATTTAACCGCCGCATCCGGTTGAAAAGTTTGAGATACAGCTCTCGGCGGCGCTCCATCACAGGGCGATCCCGCTCATACTTGTCACGCGCCTCGGGGCGACGGCGAAGCGTCTCACCAATGGAGACATCAATCAGCACGTGGTGATCGGGCTGCGGGAGGCCATCACTGATGAGCTTGATCCAATCCTCAGAAACGCCATCGTACTTGCCGTAAATGATTGACGACGCGTAATAACGGTCAAAGACGATGTGCTTACCCAACTTGCGGAGCGAATCGATCACACTCCACATTTCGTAGCGATTGACGGTCATGAGCGCCTGTAGCGTCCAAGCGTCGTGCATCGATGGCGACACCCACATCTGTTCCCGCAACATCTTGCCGATCATAATGCCCGACGGCGTGGTATAGTTCGGGAAGCTAATCAGCTTCGCCCCGAGCTTGTCAGCGAGCAACTTACTCTGCGTCGCCTTGCCCGACGCGTCGATCCCCTCAATGGCCACAATCATTTGTTCCTCCCGATTTGCCATACGCGCGCCTGCGTTATTGCATACACGCGTGCAATAGTCCGTTGCCGCACGTTTACCGACAAAAGCGCGCGGATACCTTGCCTATCTTCGTCGGTGAGGCGACCGCGCGCCTGTGGCACGTAGTATGCCTGTTTCGCACGACGGCGATCCCGGAAGTATTGCCGACGATCCATCAGTGCAGCGGGCAGGATTCGAACCTACCGCCATACGGATACTGCGCCATTACGGGCAGGAGCCCCACCGTTGCGCACGCCCTAGCGTCCGCTGCGAAAAGTGGGGGATTCACGCCTTACCCCCATGGCGACCACAGTTGCTGGGGCCGTCGACGCCCTGTGACGCGGACCATTTTCAGCTTCACCCCGTGGATTTTATTCGCGCGCAGCCATACCTACGCGCGGCCTATCCGGCTACCGGATAGGGCTTACGCGGACTTCGAACGGGTGCCCGTGCGGCGCGCGGGCGCAGCGGCCGTGCCACCGGCAGCCGCCCCGTTGCTCGCGCCGAGGCTGGGCAGCCCCGGAAGGCCCGCGGGCTTGGCCGGCGCAAACTTCGCCTTGTACTGCTCAGCGATTTCGCCGGAAAGCTGGGCGACGTCAACCGGGCCATCGGGATCGAACCCGAGCTGCGTGAGACCCTCGCGGGCCGCATCGGCGTGCTCGTGGCCGAGCTTGATCAAGGCGCGGTAGGTGAAGACGCCCGGATCGGTGATCTCCGACTCAGGGCGCCACGACGGAGCGGTATCGCCCGCGTCGCCCGCGTCCGCCTCGCTGCCCACGGCCGTCGCAGGCTGTTCCCACGCCGGGGTATCCGAGCTGCCGCCCGTGTCGCTCTCCTCACCATAGTTCTCCTCGATCCACGCCGCCGCCTTGGCGCTCATCTTCTCGGGATCGAGCGTGGGCGGGCACTGGCCACCCACAGGGCGCTCGCCCGTCACGTTGGCGAACACCGATCGGCTGATCTTGCCCGTCTCCTGATTGGTGTACGGCGCGGCAAGATTCCAGACGATCGCCGCGTCCACGCGTTTGCCGATGAGGGCCGAACGCTTGTGCTGACCGGGGCCCAGCTTCAGCGCGGCGAAGAGACGCGCGCGGCTGTCTTGCATCAGCTTGGGCGACTGCGGGCTACCCGCGTAGCGCGCCACGATGCTGTCGCCGATGTAATCCTTGCCCGCGTCGAAGCCCGCGGCAACGACCTTCCACGTCAGCACGAGCATCACGTGCGGCTTGGCGCCTTCCTTGGCTTCCTGCTGAGCGTCGGCAATTTCGAGGGTGTACGGATCGCCGTAGTGGACGCGCCGAAACTCACCGCCGAAATTGTTCGGATTGGCCTTCGACAGCTCCGCATCCGAAACATCCAACGCCCAATCGGTCACTTGCTGCTTTTCCTTGCTCATCGTTCTTTTTCTCCCTTTTCGTTGATTCTCTTTGCTTTTGCTTCACTACAGCTTTTTCTGCGTTCCAACCTCCCCAGCGTACCGTACGCGCAAAATAGATGCAAGCGATTATTTCAGTGCAGGCAACCCCGGAATAGCCGTAAGCGCCTTCGGCGACACCACACCCTGCGCGTCAGCGACTGCACGGCCATTGATCAAATCTTCCAGCATGCGATACGTCGGGTTGCGAATGAAGGCAGGCAACCGAGTACCGTAGCGATGCCGCGCGGGGAAATTGGAATAGGGCTGCAAGTGCAGGATGCGATCAAGCTGCCCACCCACCTCTTCCGTACGCAGGTAGCCGATCAGATCGCAAATGGCGGGCAGCTTGCGCGCGAGCGCCTTGCCAGCCATGAGTGGCCCTGCCGGTTTCTTGTCGTCGGGCTCAGGGTTGGCTAAGGCGTTGTAGACGATGCGAAGGCCGGGGATCCGCTTCCACTGCTCATCTTTGCCGATGATGTGTTTTTCAAGATCGCCGTAGATCGTCCAGCCCGTGGCGCCTTCCGGGGCGGAGCGGATCAAATCGTCGGTGTAAAAAGAAAGCTCCAACACGATCGTTTTGATGCGCCCTTCCTGCACCTTGGGCATGATGTCTTTGTTGAGGTGTTGGAGCATCTGCGCCATGTTCTCCACGGCGTAGACATCAGGCGCCACGTTGGGCTCATACCAGCGACTGCGGTCCATCCACCGCATCGTTTCCGCGCCACCCTCACGGTTGGAACCGATCCACGCCACCTTTGGATACGTGGCGCAGAAATCCGTTTTCCCAGCTCCGTACGCACCATACACGAAGCTTGTACGGATCAGCGTCTGCGGAGGCTTCGATAAATCGATACGAGGCATCTATTTACCCTCCGCGTCAGGTTCCACTTCCAACTGCTGTGGAAGCGCCTTCGTTTCGTCGTACCAATATTCTTTGCGCACCGTCGCCAAACGCCCATCAGGTAAGCGCACGCGGTCGCCCACTTTCAGCGACGACCAATTCAACTCGCCCAGCGGCACGTTCGTATAATCACGAGGCATCTATTTACCCTCCGCATTGGGCTCAGGAAAGAAAGCGCCGCCTTCATCAACTTGGAACACGGTATCCGCGAAGAGGTGAACGCACACGAGGCGAGTGATTTTCAACGCGCCTTGCTCACCTTCCGCAACCACCACCCCAGCCGTGCCCACGGCAAGCTTCCCCGTCGTCGACACGGTGCGAGGCCCGACGCGATACACCTTTTGGCCGAAGAATGGCGCCTTGCCTGCGTACTCCATCCACGCCGTCATCGGTAAGGCCCCTCCTCGACGTTGTAGCGCTGCGCATCGGCGCGTCGCTTCGCTTCTTTTTCACGCTCCGCATCGGCGCCCAGCCTCCAATAAAAATGGCAACCGACGACGAATAACAATTGCAGTATAAAAACGTACCAATCGCTCATTTGCCACCGCCTGCACAAAGGTCGAAGGCGCCGCACTTGCCCCACTTATCGAAACACTGCGTGAAATACTGCGGATAGACACCAGTGGCCTCCCACCGATGCATTTCGGCTTGCATGTAGCGAATCCACTTGCCGTGATTGGCGACGGCTGGCGTCGTCGGAGGCACCACGACGCGCAGAAACTGCTGTTTCTTGGCTTTGGTGACGATATCCACCACGACAGCGGCGAGGGGGCCGAACAATGCCTCACACCCGCTGGGCTGCCAATTCAACAGCTCACCTAGAATTTCGCCGTCGAGAAACCAACCGCTCTGCGCCATTTCGCTCAGATATGCCGCCGTTTTGCGTTCGAACACCACCACGCTACCCGGCGGCAACGCATCCGAACACAGCGGATCCTGTTCCCCCAGGCGCGCGATGATGTCGTAGCGGCACGTGTAATCGAGCGGATCATTGTTCGCCCACCACTCGATCGCGAGCGGGATCACGTCTTCATTGCCCTCACCGTAATACTGCGTGTGAGCGTCAAAGCAGCGCTCCGCCTCAGCCACGATCTTGGCCGATGGGCGCGGAGACTTCTCCGTACCCTCCACCGTCGCCTGCAAGTCCGCTTCAAGCGGCGTCGACATTTCTTTGAGGAGCTTCAACGCCTCATCGGCTGCGTTCGGAGGCACTTCGAAAAACTTGGGGCGCTTCCCACGCCGATGTCCGATCGCTGCCTCAGCGATGAGGCCCTTGTCACTGAGCGCGCAGGGGCCGAGGCCCGCGGCGTAATACAGCGCCTGCAAGAAGTGATAGAGCGCACCGATTTGCAACGGCGCAGCGGGATTGCGCGCCTCTTGCCCCGCACCGATCACGTGCTCAATGGAGAAGAGGCGCGGGCAGCGCTGCGCAGTAGAGACGCGACTCCAACCCTTGCCCGAGGGGCCGCCAATGAGAGGGAGATCCAGCTCATTGCACACCAGCTCGATCGCGGCTTCGATGGGCTGGCACAGCCGCGCCTCGAAATCGAGCGGCATATCAAGGGTGAAATCCCCCGCTTCGATCGGCGTGCCCATCAGCCCACCAGCTTGGGGATCGCGTAATCAACGCGGCTGTTGGAATAATGCTCGATCTTGCCATCCTTGCCGCGGTTGCACGTGGCCGGGCACTTCGCGCACTCTTCGTGACCGGGGAAGCGGCTGGGCCGCCATTCGTGTGCGCAGCAAATGCCGGGCACAAATTCGATCGTCAGGTGGACAAATTCGTCTTTGCTTTTCTTCATCGTCTCGCCCTCACAGAAAACAGACGCTACCGCGCCTTATTGATGTCGTCAACCTTTTTTGCGCAGCGGCTACACACCCATCCGTACGTGCGATGTTGCCGCCGTTCGAATGGGGAAATGTATTGCAACGCCCACAGGCGAAACCAATTGTGACCGCGCACAGCGCACACGATTCGCAGCCACAGCGTCACAGGCTGGATCATATCCGCCCCCATCCACGCATCATGGCGCGAATCGCAAGCCGCGCCGTGCGGCCATACGCGTAATACGCACGTGTCAGATCTCGCGCAGTCGCGCACCACTTCGTATCTACCGACGCACCGTTCGCATCGATCGTAACCGCAGCGCGACTCTTTTTTAGCCATGCCTGAAACTCACGATCGATCACTCGCACACCTCCGCCATGACAGCCGCCGCAAGCGCGTCGAGTGAACGCGCGCTCTCCACGCCGATCGAGGCTTGCAGCACATCCGCGACGCTGCCCACCCCAGGAGCGACGCCCAACTTATCTTTCACCTCGAATTTTGATAACAGCGCATCCATGAGTTTTTGCTCCACTTCGCAATCAGCGACGAGAAACACCGACGCGATCGGGCGCGTGCCGTCGTAGGGGCGCATTTCCGCCTGAGCGATGGAATCGGGGTTCCAATCCAGCTCAGCGAAGATCTCCACATCGGCGAAGCTGAGATTGACGGCTGTGGCCAAGGCACCCATGGTTGCCACGAGGCACACGGGGCGCGACGCGGCCATGGTTCGCGCATGCTCGATGATGCGCTCGCGCTCACTCGGGGGCGTATCCCCATCGATGTGAACCGTACTCGCATCGGAGACACTTGCGATCGTCGTGGCCAGCTCCGCAGCCACTTCACGATGCCACGTCCACACAATGACGCTGTGGCCATCCTGCATCGCCTCGCGCGCCTTAATCATCGCCGCGTTTGCTTTTTCCTTGGCATACATTTTTCGCAAGCGAGCAAGATCGCCCACAACTGTCGACGCAGTACCAGCCCGCAATCGCGCCGCGGATTCCTCGACACGATCACGAGTGGCGTCGCTGAGTGGAACGATCTCAACTCCGCGTTGAATTGGCGGAAGATTGCTCGCGATATCCTTCCACGTGCGACGCAACATGGTTTCCTGTAGCCGCGTCCGCAGCTCCTCTTCGTGTGAGCTGCCCTCAGCACGCCACCCATACGCACCCGGCTTCGCATCCGCATACCTCTTGCAGAATGTCCAATAATCGCCCCACGCCCCCGGATTGAGCATGTCCAGGATGTGCCACAGCCCCTTTGGCTTGTTCCATAGCGGGGAGCCACTCAGGAACACGGCGCGCTTGGCGACGGTATTCATGAAGCGAATCGCGCCGCCCGTCTCACTCTTGCGCGACTGCATCCCGCTCTGTGGGAGGTGGATCTCGTCAACCACGAGAGTACCGATGCGGAGGTGTTCGAACAAAAACCGCCATGCTGGCATGATTGCGAAGTGGCAGAAAACCACCTTGGCGCTCTGCGCGGCCGTAACCTGTGCCTCCGTCGGTGAGCGACTTTCAAGCGCCACGAACGAAACAGGGGCGTCTTTCAGCGCAGTCGCACCAACTAAGTCAGAGCGCACTCGACGGCAAATGCTGCAAACCACGTCGCCGCACCACCCAAACCGACGCGCGGCCCATTCGTGCCAAACAGCGCGAGCGGCAAGCGGCCCGATGATGAACATGGTTCCATCATTCGAATCGTGGCTGTACATCGTCGTTGCCGTCTTACCGACGCGCATTTCATCAGCGAGGAGAGTACCGCGGCGCGATCGGATGTAGCGCAGCCCATCCACCTGATGCGGCCGCAGCTTATCGCGAAACAAATAGCCCGCATCTTCAAGCGCGCGCGTACCTGGCAAAGAGATTGACGGCACGGCCAACCCGAGCTGCCTCAAGTGCGTCAAGTGGACTTCGGCCCAGACGCTACCGGGCGCACAGCGAACGCCGGGCACCTGCGTTGGCGCGAGGCCCGTGCGCTCATAGATGGGCCGCCAATCGATGCGCCACCACTCTTTTGCGATCTGTTTCATGCGACTTTCCCCACGCAATCGGCCAAGCAACGATCGCCCTCAGGCTCAATGAGTACCAACCGCGCTGCGTTTTGCTCCGTGCGCGGTCGACGAAACCAACGCAACCACATTTGCATGGCACCCCAGCAAAACGCGCTGTGTCCCGGCGCAGGGCAGCCACCCGGATATGTCAGCCTCATCGCTTCGCGCCGCAGAAAGGGCAAAACGAAATGGACCAGTAGCGCCCCGGATAGCCAATATACGTCAACGTGACGGTTTTGCTACGGGCAATCACGTGGTACTGTATTGCCGCGTCGAATTCGTCACAGCACACTTCCAGTAGCATTGCATCCACCGATGAAGGCATGGGCGTGGGTACCATGCTTTCCTCTTCGCGCTCTGCCACCACTTCCTGAATGGCGCCCATACGCGTCACAGGCTGCGGATCGGTGTGTAGCTCGGGCAGCTTCGCCACCTCAGCGCGCCCAGCTTCCGTGAGGCGCCAGCCATCCACATACAGCTCAATGAGCCTACGACGTAGCAGCCCGTTGGATGTGGCCGCGTGAAACTCCAACCCATTGGAGCCATTCGCGAGCGCACGCAGCGCCGCGATCTGCATCGCACTGATGGGAATCATGGCGCAACCACCTCTGCGCTCTGCGAACGCTCCGCATGGTCCGCATTGCAGTAGCGCCCCAAGGGCACAGCGCCGATCGTGGGCATGTACACTGACGAGTACTCAGCGATCACCCACGGGCAGAAATCGCAGCGCGTCTCAGCGCGCGCCACCTCAACCACGAGGCGGATGTAAGTACGCATTAACGACGGCTCGCGCTGTTATCCTGCCACCATGCTTCGCCGCGCTCCACCACATCCTTGGCGCCGCGCGCCTGATGGTACGGAGAGCAGTAGCCAGCGATCCACGCGGCCCACACAGTAGGCGGAAAGCGATTCCACCCCTCAGTGCGGATTAGCGCGCTGCACCATTTGCAGCAAGGCCCCTTACTATCCCCTGAATCAATCGGCATTGGCACGCCTCCCCGTCAAGTGTTATGCTCCCCGCTCGCCGTATGTGTCAAATCCTTTTAGAATCGATCGCTTGCAAAATACGCTAAGTCCGCGACCGGGCGTGTAAAAAATCGATCG